ATGGCCTCAATCAGGAGCGGTGAACGCAAGGACGGAACACCCGTCCATCGCGTCTACTTCCGGCATCGAGGGCAACAGACCTGCTACACCTTCGAGGACAAAGCGCTGGCAGAGGTGCTCAAGGAATCGGTCGACCGACTCGGATCGGATCGCGCCGTTGAGCTCCACCGGCTAGAACGCACACCGAGAGGAACTTCAGAGCTCACAGTGCACGACTGGATTGAGCACCACATCAACCACCTGACGGGTGTAGATCCGGGCACCATCGCCAGCTACCGGCGGTACCTCAAGAACGACATTGACCCACTCTTAGGGGCGCTCCCATTAGCCAAGCTGACCCGCGAGGATGTGTCACGTTGGGTCCAGGCACTCGGGGAGGATTTCGCGCCGAAGACGATCGCCAACAAGCATGCGTTTCTCTCGGGAGCATTAGCCACCGCGGTACGGGCCGACAAGATCCCCTCCAATCCGGCTGACCGCACACGGCTCCCGCGCGGCGAGCGACCGGAGATGGTGTTCCTTACTCGCGAGCAGTTCGCCGCCTTACTGGCCGAGGTCACTGAACCGTGGCGCCCGCTGGTGGAGTTCCTGGTCGCGTCGGGCGCCCGGTGGAGTGAGGTCACCGCACTCAAACCAGGCGATGTGAACCTCAAGGCCGGAACGGTTCGAATCGCGCGCGCCTGGAAGAAGGGCGACGACGGCAAGGGGCAGAAGATTGGGCCACCCAAGACGAAGAAATCGAACCGCACCATCAACGTTCCGGCCGATGTCCTGAACAAACTCGACTACAGCGGAGAGTGGCTGTTCACCAAACCGGGCAGGGGAGGACACTCGGTCGACGGACCCGTACGGGGGCAGAGCTTCCGTATCAACGTGTGGAACCCCGCGGTAGCGCGCGCAGCTTTAGATCCGCGCCCCCGAATACACGACATGCGCCACACCTGCGCGTCATGGCTCATCCAGGCCGGCATACCGCTGCCCGTCATTCAGCAGCACCTCGGACACGAATCCATTCAGACAACGGTTGATGTGTACGGGCACCTGGATAGGCGCAGCGCCCAGGCCGCGGCTAGCGCGATTGCATCGGCATTAAGTGGAACAACCTAGGGGCAGTTCGGGTAGATGGACATCGCGGTGCGTACGAACTCCACGGCCTGATCTAGTGGAGTGTTTGTTTCCGCGCTGAGGGACTGCTGTACGAACTGCACGGTGTTCCCCTGAGTGAGCAGTGAGCATGATTGCCGTGCGTTATGGGTCATCCCGTCCGCATCGGTGATAGTCCAACCCAGCGCCCGCATCTTGCTCAAAAACTTCTGGTCGTAGACGGCGGGCTGCACCGCGGCGGGTTTCGGGCAGTAGTGCTCGAGCGCTGCGGTCACGATGATCCGGGCTTTGTCGTACGGGTAGGCGGTCCGCTTTTCGGCGATAGTCATAGCCAGGTCGACTATCTGCATGGAAGGGTTGTCGCGGTGGGTGACGCAGGTGGCTTGCCCCATCTGGATGAGTGACCCGCGGTTTACGTCCGAGACCGGGATTCCTTGGCTGAAGACATCCGCTAGGTATGCGTCATCGACGGGTGATTTCGGATCTGCCGCAACAACCTTCGGCGGCTCGGCGACGACCGTGGTCGGCGGCATGGCAGTAGGTTTTGGGCTTTGATGAAAGAAGACGTACGCGCCACCAGCAACCAATCCTGCAACCGCTGCTGTAGCGGCGAAGATGACTCCGCTGATCAACCAATTGCGTCTGCGGGGATCGTCGTACGGTTCAGGCTCTTCGAGCTCTTCCGTCTCGGACCAGGCGGTGGGTGCGGTCTCTACAACGCCGGTCTCAGCCAGAGCGGCAGGCGACACCTTTGTCGGCTCTTGCTCTTCCATGAGCCCTCCCTTGACCAGCGCATTTTACGACGGATCAAGAACTGAATGGCTAGACTTTGCGGAAAGTTTGGACCGGTTCGTATCCGTCGGTGGCGAAGTCATCCAACGATGGCTCACCCACACTGCTGCCATTCCAATAGATCTTCGGCGCAAACAGTGCCTCATGCTTGTAAGCGTCCATGTTGTCGATGCCGTCGATTTCTAGATCCACAGACACCCCGGTCACCCGATGGGTGAAGGTGAACGTCCACCGCCCATCCTGCTCGGTCTCATCGCCGGTCATCACTACATCAGTGAGTCCTTCGGAGCGCATGCGGTCTAACCAGTCGTTAGCGTTCGCCCGCGCCTTCTCGTAAGTGTTCGTCCAACCGACTGCTGCATCACTGATGCGTGAGCCGGGGTTAATTAATACGCCCATCTCTCAATTATCCGGCGTTTCAACCGGAGTCGCGGTGTCTAGACGGACACCGCTTGTTTCCGTTTCTTCAACGCCAGTGCGCGTTTCTCCACAATGAACCAGCTCATTGCCGCCAGCGGCAGGGTTAGCAAGGTCGCCAGAATGAAGAAGGGGAACACTCCGAGTGTTCCGAGGCCGATGATGACGAGTAGTTGTTGGATGGGGAAGGCGTAGATGTACACCCCGTAGGAGAGGTCGTTGCGCAGGTTCGGGCGTTTGAGCATAGCGCCGGAAGCTATAACGAGGTACGCCAAGGGGATTGCTGCCAACACCCGATAATTCGGTAGCAGCCCGGAGATGAGCACCACTCCTGCCGCTAGGGCGATGAGCGACCAGCGGGCGGGGATCTTGTCTTGGTACTGGTAGATCAACGCCCCAGCCGCGAACATCACCGCGAACCGGGTGACCATCTGGGGGATGGTCTGCATCGCGAACGCCGGATACCCGAATACCGCCGTCCCACACAGTGCGAGGACGAAAGCTACAGGGATGGTCGAACGGTACTTCAGTAATCCTGTAACACCGAGGATGGCGACGAAGATGTAGCAGCCCATCTCAAAGGTGAGGGTCCACAAAGACCCATTCCACACCCCCGGCCACGGCACATCCTGAGGTGTCCCACCAATACCGGGGTAGAACGGGTTCAGTAGGCCGCCGTTGATGATGTAGGCGACCGCCGACATGGGGCTGGGCATAGTCCCGTGCTTGATCCACACACTTATAGGTGCGATCACAAACGCCGTGATCAGTAGGCACACCCACAGCCCGGGAAAGATCCGCAGGCAGCGGGCGGTGAAGTACGTCCGCGGATTGGGGTGCCGCATCCAGCTGGAAGTGATCAGAAACCCCGACACTGCGAAGAACCCGTCAACCCCTACTTGGGAAAGCAGTTGGGTGATCGGCCTAGCGGGAATTTCATGTCCGGTTAATGGCCAGGTGTGCCAAAGGATTACAGAGGTAGCGAGAATGAGACGCCACGCGTTGAGCGCGTTGTTGCGCGGATCGAACACCCGTCCCAGCACTGCCCCTCCAAACCCCGGTCCGCTGGACTGTACGCCTAAACAAGATCACCCACAGCCATTTCACAGCAGGGGTGAAAAGGGTATGAATATCGGGTGCCTTTCATCGATGTGAACGGTCAGAGAATCCACTACACCGATAGTGGGGACGGGCCGCCGATAGTGCTGTCGCATCCGATGTTTCTCGATGCCATCCACCTCGAGCCACTGACCGAAGCCTTGGCCGATCGGTACCGGGTGGTGACATTCGATCAGCGCGGCCACGGCTCAACCCAATTCGACGGCAAGCCGTTCCAATTCACCGATGTAGCCCGCGACGCGTTGGGGGTGGCGTCCGCGCTCGGAATCGAGAAGGCAATTTACGGCGGGGAGCTGTTCAGCGCCACCATGGCCCTACACGCAGCACTCCTGGAACCCGACCATGTGGCCGGACTCCTCCTGGTGGGACCCACCGCCAGAGCAACAGACCACGGGGAAACCATCTCACTGGGAGCGGGAGTGGACATCCTGGCCAACATGGGACCCGAGACTGGCGAGTTCTTCCGGGTCGCTGAAGCCGCAGCCGGCACCGACGCCCACGCCCTCATGGATCGGTGGCGCGAAGCGGACTGGACCCACATCAGAGCGGTCGCTGATGCCTGGCTCACCAGGCCAAGCATCGAAAACCGCCTGCGTGAAATTCGATGCCCCGCCGTGGTGATTCATGGTCGCAACGAGTTTTACATTCCGCTCGAGCACGGCACGTTCGTCGCAGACAACCTCGGAGGCCCTGTCCTGTTCGAGGTTATCGAGGGAGAGCATCAAGCGTTGAGCATCACCAGGTTCGACAAAACCCTTGAGGTGGTGCGGCGCCTCATGTGTCAGCAGTTTCCCGTATAACCCCGAGCAGCAGTAGATCGGATGATTGTCCGGCCCGCCACACCCGCATATCGATACGCAAAGTGGAATCGTTGTCCAGATCGCGGACCGTCCACGGTTTCGATGCCGGGTCGGCGGGAATGGTGTTGCGATCCCACTGTTTCGAGAAGCTGGATATCGGCGTCATTTTGTCGAGCACGCCTTGAAGTTCGGGATCATCGGGGGAGAGCGCCAAGTTGAACTTCAGCCAGGAAATCAGCCAGTCCGATGAGGACGCCCAGTCGAGAATGATGTCCGGTGTGCGGCGGCCGACATAGTGCCAGTTGAGGAAGTTTGGGGAAATCCATAACCCTTTGAAGATCCGTTCGAACTCGGAGTTGGCGTGTTCCACCGTCCAGCCGGACGATAGGTAGGCGGCTGGGTGTGGGTTGAGGGATTCCAGATAACTCTGCATATCCGGTATCTCGCTTCCGGGCGTGCTCGCCAACTTCCCCCCTAGTGCATACAGGTAGTGCGTTTCCCAAGACGATAGACCTAGGTGTCGGGCGAGCCTGCCCAGGTCGTCGGGGCTTGGGCGACGGCGGCCCGCTTCAAAGTGTTGTATCTGACCGTCGGAATATCCGGCCAGTCGTGCCAGCTGTCGCTGCGACATCTGAGCCCGATCTCGTACCGCCCGCAAAAACTGGCCTTGGTTGTTACCAGAGACCATCATTCAACTTTAAAACAACCCGCAAGGGGGCTACAGATCTGTAGCCCCCCAACCTATTGACCACTGTGACTGGTGGTGCTTTGGTTTCTATCAGGTGAACAACAGCTCACAGCCTGAAGTTGTTGCGAATCAATACATCTCAACTAGATGGACGCTGCGACCTGCGGGTCTGGGCGCCCAGTGATCAAGCACACCATTTTTCGCTATAAGAGGAGCAAATCGTGCTCGAAAATCCCAGCCGGACACCTGAATCCGAATTCACCATAGTTAGCGGTCGGGGGACCACATGTCGGCTCTCTGGGGGCGGTCCACGGTGGTCACTCCCTTAGTTGTCTTCACCCTCGCAACGATCTGCTGGTCCCTTTGGGTTCGTTGGGCGACATGGCACTGCCCCGACGAAATCGCCGCCACCTTGAACATCGCCCTTCAAGGTGGCGCGGTATTTCTCATGAGCCCCTTCGCAAGCAACACCATCGGCCACTGGCTCTACAGAGCCACGGGGTGCTGGAACTTGGAAGACATGATCGGCCACGACTTGTACGTCATCGCCGCCTCTGCGATCACGATGGACGCCCTCTATCGCCTCGACGTGGATATCGATTGGAAGTTCCGCCGATACGTCGAATGGCCGGCGACCGTCTTCATTCCGTTCCTACTGCTGGCTTTCGCCGCGGGAGACGCGGTGCGCTCCTACCACCCCGATTTCTTCCGGGCGCCGGTCACTGATCTTTGGATGCTGGCGTATTGGTTGATTCTGTGTGGACTACTGGCGCATCTGTTGGTGTATTCCATGCGGGCGCTCATACCGCTTTGGATGGACCGCTCAAGCCGGACGATCGCAACGGTCTACATGATCGCCACGGGGTGTGGGATCACCGCCTGTATCTCGCGGATGACTACCGCCACGTTCCTTAACGACAGTCAGCAGGACACCGTGATAGCGGGGTTAGCCGTTTGGATTCCTGCGGCGCTGTGTGGCTCGATATTCGCGGCGGCTGCCGGACTGGCATGGCTTCAACGTGTACGCCGACTCATCTCCCTTTGAGGCGGGCACGTGTCACCGACCCGCGCCGCTTGGCCTCCACCCCGTCAGAGCCGGATGGGAAATATGGATCCGTGTAACTCTTGATGATGTCGCGCGCTTCGGCCATCAAGTTGCCAATGCTGTGGATGTACTGGCTCGTTCCGGCCGGGGAATCAAGGAATGGTTTAAGTACTTCCGGAAGTCTCTCAGCCTCGCTACGTATGCGGGCAAGTTGCTCCAGGTCCTTCTTTGTCATATCGAACGGAAGGTTCGCCATAACTTCCAGCTGGTCGACCGTGATTGCATTGAGCCTCATGATGGGCGATAGGTCTGCGAGCTCCCCCGGGTCTGTGCAGCTAGCCCCATCCAGATTCGCCTTCAGTGCGACCAGTTCCTCTGCCGCGTCTTCGCGGCCCACCTCTCTGAGCTGTTCAGGCGAGGCGTCGACTGTCCACGCCATGCGCGCCAGGGTTTCCGCAGGGGCGCGAACGGGAGCGCGGACGTCAGAGGTGACCTGTTGGTATCCCTTGATGATCTGTCGCCACCGCCCCTCGCTGATACCGGACAGTTCGGCCGCGCGCCGCGCGGAAAGCTTGGGGCGTAGCCGCTCGCGGCAAGCGTCGATCAGGGCACCCTCCGGGGACTGCACATCAACGTCTTCCATACCCACACTCTCCTACGCGTAGTGCTGCGAAGTCTAGTTCGGCTTTTTCGGCAAATCTACGCAACTACAAGCATGTAATATTCGAACACAGCAGTTCAGCGGCACTACGCAAGAAAATCGCGTAGAACGTCTTGACCTACGCGAAGCTACGCAGTAGCGTGGGTCACATGCCATCCAACGGAACCCCACACGGGGTGTGGACTGAGCTCCGCGTCAATCGGGATAAGAACGGCGACAGCCTCACCTCATTGGCTAGCCGATCAAAGATCTCGCTCTCACACTTATCCGACCTCGAGCGTGGCCGACGACTGCCGACGCCTGATATCTACAAGAAGTTGTCACGCGCCCTCAACGTCCCGATCAGCGTCCTGGAGCGGAAGAAGCGCGTTGACGATGAAGGCAACGACGTCGCGCTGATCGAGCTCATTCGGAAGATAGTTCGTGAAGAACTGATTCGGGGTGCGGCATGACCGAGGTCATCCTTCACACATACTCACTCCCCGAAGTGGCAGCGATGGTGCTACCTGCCAACTGGAAAGAGCCAGTCCGATGGCTACAACGGCACCTCGTCAACGGAGATATCTCCGGATACAAGGTCGGACACGACTGGCGCATGACCGCGGATGACGTGACCGATCTGGTCGCCCGCCGCCGGAACATCACAAAAACCGTCACGCCGGAGGCGGAACCTGTCACAAGCGAAACGCCCGTGAGCATCTTGGACGGTTTATCGGCCCGCTCACGAAGACGCGTCAAAAGCGCGTAATCGATTCGTTCACAACTGAATAAACCCCGAACGCTGGGGCGGGACATCTTGGCGGAAGGCCGCCCCAGCGCCACTGCAACCAACACCTTGGAGGTGTGGCGTGTCTGAGAATACCAACCCACCAAACCCATTCTATGGAGACGATGTCACTGGATTGTCAGTGTGGGTCAATGGCGGATATGTGGAGATAGCCGGTCCAGATTACTCACGCATTGACCCCGAGCTGGTGTCCGATTTCCTGTCAGCATTCAACGCGGGGGTCACCGAAGCTGTCAAATGGGCGCGGCGATGGAACCCGGTAACTCGCAGCTACCAAGTTGGCGACTTTGACTGGGATACATACAGAGAACATATGACAGCTGGTGCGCGATGAAGACCAGCGCGGCTGTAGCAGCCGTAACAGTCCTAGCGGTTTCATGTGCTCCACCAGCTCACGCGGACTCGGCTCAAGACCTAGCAGAGAAGTACGGCATCTCGGTGTGCCGCAGTCTGGATGCTGATCCCACGATCGATGGGGTTCTCAACACCGGGGTATCACTCACCAAAAAAGCGAACATCGACCCGTATGTAGCGGGACAAGTGTTGGCGTACAGCGCAATCTGGTTTTGTCCCACTCACATCACTCTCCTGAAGCGGTTCGCCGACTACTACAAGGGAGGGCGGGAAGCATGAACCCCAGGGGTTTCCATCTTCATTGTGATGGTGCATATCCGTTGCCGCCTAGGAAGGTTCACGGACCGACAGCTGCTGGAACTCGCAACGTTCTTGACTGCATCGCAGAGATGGATTTGGAAGACATCGAGGAGATGTTGGCCTCTGTCCGCAGTCAACTACCCAACCCGGAGTCGGTGTTGTGGCGGTACGACAAGTGCGAACTGGAGACCTACACGGCGCTTAGCGCTGAACTCAAGGTCAACCCACGGGCATTGAATGCGGAAATCAAGCATGGATGCGAATTTAACTGGGGCTCCATAGCTCCCGAGTATTCTGAAGATGAAGAAGGTGAAGCGGCATGAGCTCACCAGTTGCCGTCATTGTCGTAGCGGTCGTTGCCGTGGTCGGCATTCCGATACTGGCGATCGGGGCATTCTTTGAATGGGAGTGCTGGAAAACAGAGCATCGACCCGGCTATGTCTCGCCCCTGCTAGCGCGGGGGGAGGACTGATGATTCAGATCTATCCGATCCCTTGGTGTTACAGGCATGGAGCTTTTCATGAGGATTGCCCAAAGAACGATCCGTCGCAGCATGGGCATCTGATCGCTAACATTCTTGGCTTCGTGTCCCTCACTGCTGTGGTGTTCATTTTCATTGCGGGGCTTTGGTTCTTGGCGGGTGGGCGATGATCGACCTTAGTGCAGCGGAAGTAGCGGAGCTTGATCGCGACTTTACGGTGGCGAATGAGTCGCTCAGTCGCATAGTTGGATTCACTCGCGAACACCTCGAAGTGGATGGGCCAGAGATGACTTGCCTGCTACTGGTGGGTTGGTTCACGACACGGATGGAATCCGGCGACCTCGAGCTCGATGCGCTTGCGGGAATCTGTGCAGCCGCTTTAATCCGATTAGCGAGGCAGTCATGAGCTTCGACCTTGTTCTATCGTTTTTCCCCTTCCTGTTTGTGTGCGCCGTTGCCTTCGGGGGCTGGTGGTGGGCGGATGCGCAGCTACACCGCGCCGAGAATAAAGCCCTGCGCCGTGAAATCGCCCGCCTGTCAAAGCATCCCTCTACCTATGAGCCTGAACCACTCCCGTATATGCAGAGGTTGTATGCGGACGATGAGTAGGTACACGATCAATCATGACGAGGCTGATGCGCGGGTGTTGTTGATGTGCGCGGAAATGCTCAAGCACCTAGACCTAGCCGGTCGTGGCGGTGTTGATGTGTCCGCTTCTATTGCCGAGGTTATGGCCAGGCGTGATGAAGTGTTGCGTTCCAGGGGTATTGAGCCGAACGGGCAGGGGACATGCAAATGAGTGGGTTGAGTGATGTGCAGCGCGGGGCGCTCAAGAGTTGCTTGGAAGAGATCTATTTCGGGTACGGCGAGAAGGATTGGGAACGCCTCGCTGGTGCAGCTACTGAACGGATCGCGTCTGCGTTGAGGAAGGCGTCATGAGCGACTACATCAAGGATGTTCTTAAAGACGCTATCGAGGAAGAGCTTTCGTTGGGTGGTGATGCGGGGACTGTGATGGCCCGTATCGGTGAGGTGTTGTCAGAAGAGGGCTACAGGGTGGTGGCGTTGTGAAGCTGGAACCAACTGAAGCGCAGCGGAAAGCGATGGCAACGCGGCTGTGTGCTTCATTCTGCCTGGACGAAGAAGTCGGGCTGTATGAGGTTGATCGGCAGATCGCTGCCGCTAACAGCATCCCCGAAGGTCCACCTGTTGGCACCATCGCACGACGACCAGACGGTGGATACATCGCCATCATGAATGAACTGGGGTGGGAGTACTTCTACCTCGATGTTCGAAAGCCTCGACTCGATACTGACGGCGACCACGCCGACTCTTGGCCGCAGATCCGCCCCGATCAGTGGCCCGACCAAGCAGGGTTGGACTGGTTCAAGCCTGGCGAAGAACCGCTTGTTCCTCGGCCCGACCCAACAGGACGACAGGAACCGGCACTGCGCGAACGGTTTCCCGAGCAAGCATCTGCCTACGTGGCCGACCCCGAGTTGGCCGAGGTTGACGATGAACCACTCCCATCCGGGTCACTGATCACCCCCAAGCCCCGTACACCCCGTGTCGTTGACCGCCTAGGGGTAGACGAGCAGGGATCGCGGTGGCGAAACATTAATGGGATTGAGTACCGACACGTTGATGGAAGATGGGAAATCCGTACTGGTGATACTGGTGATTCTTGGGGCAATTTAGGCAACGGTAGTCCAGGGGGCTGTGCGCCTTACGCCGAAATCCTTGAGCCCCGTGTACTTCCGAGTTTGGATTGTGAAGAGGCACGAGACGGCACGGTGTGGAGCTTGATTATTACCGCATCGGGAACCAAGCGCCTCTTCCAGTACCGCGACGGCAGCTGGCATACCCGCCTGGAGAACGCCCGATGGAAGCTGTACGACGGTGCGCCCAGCCTCTGCACTACTGCGGAGAGGTTCACGGAAGTTCTCGGTGATCCCTCATGAGTCGTGGTGTCCGTATGTCCGATTGGCTCGCAACAGATTATCGGCGTCTGTCTGATCCTGGTCCTGCTGTTCCTGACTGGTTTTGGGTTGATGACGAGTACGACGAGAAGGGGAACCCGCGGTGAATCGGCAGATGCGTATCGCTGTGGCGGCGGAGTTCCGCAAGTTGGCGGACAAGATTGAACGCGAAGAGAAGTTGAAGTTCCTGCTGGAAAACGATCCAGGTACCCGTATTCCAGTGATGTCGGATGTTGATGTTGACGGCAAGAAACGCCGCATCGGATACGTCCTAATCTCCGACCCGGAGGGGCCACGGGACATGCCCGTCATCACTGACGAATCAGCGGCTATTGCTTGGGCTCTTGAAGAGTTCAACGACCCCATGTTGGCTGAACACCGACTCACCGAGCAGGGCCGCAGAACCGTACTCGCCAGCGCAGCATCAGCGTTGGCTGCTGGCGCCCCACTCCCGCCTGGGGTTGAAGTGCAGCACGCCCCCGGAGGGAACCCGACAGTCTCCTGGCGCGGCGAAGACGACGCCCGGGAACTACTCGAGGACATGCAATCCCGCGGCCTGTTCACCCTCTCCACGGCTTTGAGGTTGAAGGAGCTGCCATGACACTGCCCGAAAGGATGCGCGAGCTCGCCCCAGTGCTCGAGGAGGCTGACGCACGGTTCCGGGCCGAATTCCCGCACCGTCTCGACGAACTTGAGGGCGGCTGGTCCGCCAACGGTTTGAGGACATTCGCAGACATTTGGGAGCGAGCGGAGGCCACTAGTGCCTAGGCTCCTGGATTTGTTCTGCTGTGCCGGCGGTGCCGGTATGGGGTATCACCAGGCTGGTTTCGAGGTCACTGGGGTGGATGTCGATCAGCAGCCGCGGTATCCGTTCCGGTTCATTCAGGCGGATGCTCTCGCGTTCCTCATGGAGTTTGGTCACGAGTACGACGCAGTCCATGCTTCGCCGCCGTGCCAGAGGTTCACGAACGCCCAGAAGATTCAGGGCAACCAGCATCCCGACTACCTGGAATCAGTGCGAGGGCTGCTACAGGCCGATGGTTGCCCGTACATCATCGAGAACGTTCCCGGTGCACCGCTGATTGATCCGGTTGTGCTGTGCGGGGCAATGTTCGGGCTGAAGACCTATCGGCACCGGTTGTTCGAATCCAACCTCCCCTTAGCGGCCCCGGAGCATCCGGAGCATGTTGCCGCGGTGACCAAGATGGGCCGCCCGCCTAAAGATGGCGAGTTCATGCATGTAGTGGGGAATTTCTCCGGTGTAGGTCAGGCTAGGGAAGCGATGGGTATCGACTGGATGACCCGGGACGAACTACGAGAAGCCATCCCCCCGGCGTATACGAAATATCTAGGGCTGCAGATGCTCGAGCACATGAAGGCCGCAGCATGAAGCCCGGCGAATTCACCCCCGAGGCTAAAGAGCTGATGTTCCAGAGGTCTTTGGGTGAGTGTGAAGTGCAGTGGCCGAACGTGTGCCTGGGTGGTTTGCATAACGGATTGCAAGCACATCACAGACGCGCTCGAGGCATGGGGGGAACTAGGCGAGCCACGACAAGTCGGGTGTCGAACAGCCTTCTCGCATGCAGGGCCTGTCACTCATACCTAGAGACGGGGGAGCGGAAGCAAGCTCGAGACAAGGGGTTCCTTGTCTCGCAGTACGCCGAGCCTGCTTTTGAGCGTGTGTTTTACCGGCATGAGCGTTGGGTGTGGCTTGCCGACGATGGGTCGATTCGTGAGGAGCGGGCGGCATGAAGTGTAGGCGCGAGAACTGCCACCGGGCCGGTATCTACAGACGCAGAGGTTTGTGTAATCCGCACTACAAGCTGTCAGACCGGGGCTATGTGGATCCAACCGCGGCCCGGATGCATCTGTTGCGGCTGTTCAACTCGGGGCATTCCTGGACCGAGATTGCCGATTTGGCGGGGATGACTCGGGGCGGGGTTGACAGGATACGTGACGGTTCGTATCCGAAGATGCGTAAGGCCACAGCTGTACGGATCCTGGCTATACCAATGAGGTTTGGTACGTCGGGGACTATTGATGCTACGGGTACAGTGCGGCGGCTGCGGGCGTTGATGGCTAGTGGTTGGCCTGTATCGGTGTTGGCGGAGCAGATGGGTATACCGGCCTCAACGTTGGGGAACCATTTGGACCGCCGGACTGTGTCGGTTGTGCGGGCGCGGCAGATCGCGGAGTTGTTCAGCAGGCTACAGATGGTCCCTGGCCCCTCGAAACGGATGCGCACCATTGGCCGTAAGAAGGGTTGGGCCCTGCCGTTCGCGTGGGACGAAGACGACATCGACGACCCTTCGGCCACACCGGATTCGGGTGGTAAGTCGACATGGATTCAGAAGTACGAGGACTACCGCAGCGCAGGTTTGAGTGATGTGGAAGTGGCCGCGGCGATGGGTATTCAGCTCGAGTCGTTGCGGCGTCAGCTTGAAAGGAAAGCGGCATGAAGTGTCCAGTCTGTAGGCAGCACGCCCCAGTTCTGCCGTGGGGAACTGTGATGCGGCACATGGACTCGATCCGGCGGGATGTGTGCCCGATGTCAGGGCATCCGTTTCCGGAGGATCTGGACCGTCTTCTGGAGGCGGCGTGAAGCCCTACTACCAAGACGATCTCGTGACGCTGTTTCACGGTGATTGCCTTGAGATCACCGAGTGGCTGGGAGCTGATGTGCTCGTGACTGATCCGCCGTATGGCCTGGGCGATCGTATGACCGGCGCGGGCAAGTGGGGGAAACTCTGGGGGAGCGCGCCGCCTAGCTGGGATGCGCAAGCGCCCATCGGGATACCGGAGATGGCTTCCGGATTTGAGCAGGCGATTGTATGGGGCGGTAACTACTTTCAACTTCCCCCACGTCGTGGCTGGTTGGTCTGGGACAAGGTTGTCCGAAACTTCACTTCGGGACATTGCGAGCTAGCTTGGACCTCATTGGACCAGCCGGTGCGAGCTTTTAGTCTCGCGACCGGTCATCTGGCTAATGAGGGAAAGATGCACCCTACACAGAAGCCGCTGCCGCTAATGCAGTGGTGTCTGGCATTCACTCAGGGTGTAGTGGCGGATCCATTTTCGGGGTCAGGTTCAACACTCGTGGCGGCAAGAAATTTGGGCCGCAGGGCAATCGGGGTTGAGCTTGAGGAGAAGTACTGCGAGATCGCAGCACGCCGTCTCGATCAGATGATTCTCGACTTCCAGGAGGGCGCGTGACTGTTTGGCCTACCTACCACTTCTGCCGTTGTGGTCATCAGAGATACCAGCATAACGGTCAATCAGCTGAGTGTTACGGGGCTTTGGATGACGGTGTGACCCTTTGTGATTGCGGAGGGTTTGTTGAAGACAAGAAGGAATGCGCATGAGCGGCAATGAAGAAGAGAGCGCGGAAGACGTAATGACACGGGCGTTGGCAGCCTCCTTACGGTCCGATGAGCGCAGCTGGATAACTCAACGCAATTGGGATGCTGCCGGTGGTATCGCAGTGCGCCTCCACATACGAGCCATACTCGCAGCCCTCAAGGCCAACGGATACGCCGTCGTAGGACTGCCTGCTGTCGAGGTTGATGAATACGGGGACAGTCTCGTCCCGGTCGCGCTGTCGAGTGATTCCCCATCCGCTAAACAAGCGAAAATCCGGATTGAGGATCGCGGATTCGGCCCCGAGCTGTTCACAACTTGCGTGCCTAATCCCCTGAAGGTTGCGGACGGAGTTGCATACGCGGCGTCCATCCTCTCGGCTGTTGCTGCTGCGGCTGAACGTGATTCGGAGGAGCGATGAGCGTCGACTACTGCATCACCTGCGAGCGTGAGCGGGAAATGGTATTCGAGGATGGCGAGCAGTACTGCTCAGTGGGGCACCGCCAATGACCGACATCTGCTGCTGCACACACGATCTCGATGAACACTCGGGTTTCGGTCGCTGTCAAGGAACTCTCCCTGGTTCTTTTGAGCCTCTTTACCGGTACTGCCCTTGTGGGGGATTTGAGAGGAGTGACGATGAGTGACGAGCGTCTGGATTCCTTGGCGAAAGAACTCTGCGAGAAGCGTTCTGTGTCCGCGCCGCTGCGTTGGGATTTGCTCACATCTGACCAGAAAGACACATGGCGGCGGATGGCTGCGCAGCGCCTCAATGACCAGGAGGCGGTGTAGATGGCCGTCACTAAGAGGCTCAGGTATGAAGTCCTGCGTCGCGACAACTACAGCTGCCGTTACTGCGGGCGTTCTGCTCAAGAGGTGAAGCTGACGGTTGATCACGTTGTCCCAGTTGCTTTGGGGGGCGGTGATGAGGCATCGAACCTTGTAGCGGCGTGCGCGGACTGTAACAACGGGAAGTCCTCGGTGCCCGTAGATGCACCGCTCGTTGCTGACGTGGCGGCAGACGCCCTGCGTTGGTCCCGGGCCATGCAGCAGGTCGCTGACTATCGCGTTAAGCAGTTCGCCCAGGATCAAGAGACGCTCAAGCGATTCGCCGAGATGTGGAACACCTGGACGTACGGCTACGACAACAAACCTGTGCCGGCGCCGGATGGATTCGACAGTGTTCTGACGTTCCTGGCCAACGGTCTAACCCACGAGGAGATTGGCGAGCTCGTCAAAGTGGCGATGCAGGCCAAGCATATTCGCGCAGAAGCCACTTGGAAGTACTTCTGCGGCTGCTGCTGGAAGCGCATCCGCGAGAACGTCGACATGGCCGCCGAGCTCATCGCCGCAGAAGGTGATGCCTGATGGCCAGAGATCACACCCGGATCAATCTGGACATCTGGGGCGACGACGAGTTCCGTGACCTACCCGTGGATGCCCAGAACCTCTATTGGACGCTCTGGACTAGCCCGAATAGGACGTACTGCGGCGCCCATGAGTGGAGGCCCGGGAAGCTCACCCAGACCGCCGGGGACTGGACCGTGCCAAGGATTCTCGCGGCAGGCGCTGTGTTGTCGAAGCGCCTGTTTCTGATCGTCGATGACATCACCGAGGAGTGTCTGCTGCGGTCGTGGATCAAGCACGACGGGCTGTGGAAGATCCCGAACATGGCGGTCACGATGGCCAACGCGCGAGCCGCCCTCGGATCTAAAACGCTCCGCGGAGTGATCGTTCATGAGGTCAAGAAACTCGTGAAACTGGAGCCGGCACTGAACTCCTGGACGCGTAACGAGGTAGTCAGTCTGCTCTCACAGAAGGCTATCGACCCCGCGACCATTCAACCGTTTACCCCACCTCCAACCCCACCTGTAACCCCGCCGCCAACCCAGCGATCAACCCCCGACTTAACCCTTAACCCCAACCCCGGCGATAACCCCCCGCCTAACCCGGCCCCTACTACAGCTACAGCTTCTTCTACTACAGCTACAGCTTCAAAAGAGGGTTACGTAAGTCAGGTATCTCACCTAGAGCCTCCATCGCGTTGCCCCGCCCATATCGACAATCTGAATCCCCCGAAGTGCGGCGACTGCGCTGACGCGCGCCGCCTACACCAGAAGTGGGAGACCGAGCAGAAGCGCATCGAAGCATCTGACCGTGCAGCGCGCCGTAGGGCGATCGATGAATGCCCGGACTGCGACTGCAACGGACTCGTCGAACTCGCAGAGGACCTCATGACCGAATGTGTCCACCCCTCGCTGCCGCACCTACATCTCGTCCATGACGCCACAAACCAAAGGAGGTCGGCATCGTGACTACCCAAGCCATAACGGACATCAAAGAACTCGTAGGAGAGATGCCAGCGAGGGGATGTCAATGTCGGATCGCCGGCTGTAACGGCAGGCAGCACGGCGAGAATGCGTGCGATCACCAAGCCGCTTGGGCGGCCCTGGTTCACGGCGCGGACTACACGGGCCATGGAGATTTTGAACTTGATCTATGTGATCGGTGCTTAAAGATCGCGAAGGGTATCGCGAGCTTCTCCGGCGAGTGCGGTGTTTGTGGCAATCCGTCAGCGATCCGGGTGATGCCGCTATGACCGCCTGGTTTAAACGCACACAGCCCAAACCCCAACCAGTGGTGTCACTACAACCCCGAACCGGTGTAGAGACCCCTACGGCGTTCCTAGCCCGATTAAAGATCGAATGCACACCCCCATGCCAAGACTGCTGCAAGCCCGCGGACTTCATGGTCACCATCCACCTCGTAGACCACTGCGACAGACCAGCCGTTGAAGTGTTCATCTGCGCTGAGCATGTCTCCACGATCGGGAACTGGGTACAAGCCTCGATAGAGACCAGACGCAAAGGTCGCTGCACCTGCTGCGGGCATGAAGTCACAGCACCACACGACCTCATAGAAGACGTGGTGAAGCTATGAACGCCGTTGAAGAAGCCGGATTCGATGACGTACTCGAATGGGCTGATTACGTTGTTGGGCTTACTAAGAGAGTCTGTCGAGACTGTGGCGATGAGCGCTGTGGCTGGCATATAGCCGAGATACAAGAGTCATGGCCCAAGCTCGTGTCCGAGCTAGTTTCAGAGGTGCAACGTCTCCGGTCCATCAGATGCACCTGCCGATACGAGTGGACCAGGGTTGAGGAGTTGGGGTCGTACTGGGAATTGGTCGAACCCGACCAGAAGTGCCCCGTTCATGGCGAGGTGGGGTCATGAGGCGCACTGGATGGCACATCCACAAGCTAAATGGGATCTGGTGGGTCTGTCAGGTAAACCGCCACGGGAAGTGCAAGGGCGGACGTGTGCTCCCCTCTGGTGCTGAGGCTATAGCAGCATTCGCAAGGGGTGGGAAATGAACGATCCCGAAGACATCCAACAATCCATTGCCGAGCTTCTGAATCAAGCATGGCAGGAGGGCTATCTAGCTGGATACGCGGCGCCGAAACCCAGACCTAAACGGCAGCCCACCCCGAAATGCGCCAACTCATCTTGTGGACATGCCCTGTCGATGCATAACGACCTGGGGTACTGCCGCGCCAAGACAACGCCAGATAACCGGGGTAACTGTATGTGTGCCTGCTTTATCGACCCAGCATTCGCGGCAGGTGGAAGATGAGCGACTTCATACCCGATCGGTACTCCGCAGCCGATGAGATGTATGGGCTCGCGGGCTGGACCCCATTGGGGCAATTCATCGATGTGCAAGTCGGCACGGATTTCACCGCAGATTGCGACTGTGGCTGGTCGCTGAAGACCAAGGACTCAGATCAGTTGGAGTCCGACATACAGGCTCATACCGATGAGACGGGCCATATTTGGCCAACTCCCTACGAAGCACCGGACTGGTGGTGACCGATGAGTGAAGTAACGGACCGGATAGACAAGATCGACCGAATGTTGTTCTACGCTGGCGTATTGGTGCTTTCGGCCAAGACCGTCGCACAACGTAGAGCAGTCGATGACGCAATTCAGGACGCCCGAGTAGAGCTGATGAGACTGCGATTGAGGTTCGAATGACTGACCCTACAATCTCTGCCGCTTGCCCCTTCTGTCCCGGCAACTGGCACAACTTAGACATCGTAGAACGCATAAATCACCTGTGCGCCGTGGTCCGTCCACTCAATCCGGTAGCCGAAGGTCACGTCCTGGTCATTCATCCAGTGCACACCGAGCACTTCGCTAAATCGGAATACGTAGCCGCTGATCTAGCCGACGCCGCTGCCGTGTATCTCCAGAGGCAGGGTGATATCCAGGCCAACATCATCACCAGCATCGGCCCGGATGCCACACAAACCGTGTTCCACACCCACATACACGTGGTTCCAAGGCGTGAAAACGACGGCCTACATCTGCCGTGGACGGGCCAGGTGAAGTCATGACTGACCCTGCAATCGAAGCCGTGCAGCGAGTTGTGGACAAATGGGGTGAGGGGAGAATTTCGCAATGGTCCCGGGCTCAAATGCGCGACGCTGCCCGTGAGATGGCTAAGACGGTACAGGAACAACTGGCCGTCATCCGTGAACGCTACGAATTGGTCCGAACGTGGATGCTCGCAGCTAAGACATCAGCGGAACTATCCCGGCACTCAAGCGAAATGGCTGGTCTCAAGTACGCATACGACCTGATAGCACGCACGGTCTACCCAAGTGAGGAACTAGGACTATGAGCGAAGAAACGATGTCACCACAGGAACAAGCCAACCTTCTCATCTACTACGCAGACGGTCTTTATGGTCGCGCGAAAGATTGTGAGGAAATGGCTTGTGAAATTCTCCGCAAGGCTGGGCTACCCGTTCCAAAGTCTTGGGGGCGTTAACCATGACCGATCCGGCAGTAGAGGCGGCACGTAAGGCGTGGAATGGTACCGGGGTTTACCGCACCATCGCCGAAAATGCTGCCCGTGAGGCTTTGAGGCCGATACGGGAGGAGTGGGCAGAACTATCCGAAGCGGCAACCAACCTTTCAGAGTATGGCTCGTACCTGGAGTCTGCGAAAGCAGCTGGCATGCGGGAAGTTCTGGCCGTACTCGCCCCCTTGATCTACCCCACAGAGGAGCTAGAGCGATGAGCGAGCTTGTAGACCGCGCTAAAGCATCCCTGTCAGATCACCACTGGGCCAAGTCCTGTCGGGTGGAGTCTCTTTATCCAGAGCGGATCATGTCCCAACTCATCGCTGAAGTAGAGCGGCTGGAAGGCGAATCTGCTCACTGGAAGGCGTTGTGGCAGGGCACTATCGAGGACTCCACGAAGGTAATCCTGGAACGAGACGAAGCGCTACGGGAGCTGGAGCGGGAGCAGGAATCCCACCAGGAAACCGCAGAGATCATGCGGCGCACACGAGAACGAGCGGAGCGGCTACAAGCCGAAATTGACGCCATGAAGAAGCAAACCAGCGTGTCGTGCTGCACGCTGTCATACGAAGAGGGGTTTAGCCAATACCTCTCCTGCCAAGGGAAGCTCCGATGAGTGACGAACCTTCGGACGCACAGAAGCTCATAGCGGAAGTGATGGTGACCCACGCGCTCGTCTATGACGATTGGGCCGTCCTTGACGCAGATTTCTACACGTGTGCGTGTGGCTGGCACTTGAGCACAAGCGCCAGCGTTCACGACCATGCCGCCCACGTTGCCGTCGAGGTGGATAAAGCCCTTGGAGGACTCGACCGGGCATGGGCGGCTGTTTGGCCAGATGACTCATACCTAACCCCATGGCACGAAAAGTGGAACTTCCACCCCAACAAGAGTGCTCGGGAGCTAGCCGAGGTTGATGTGGCGGACCATGAAGGCACCACTCTCGGGTCGCGCTGGTCGTCTGGCTGGACGGTGACCGAATGAGCGCTGCCGGATGGGTGTTCCTAGCGGCGGGAATCCTCGTCATCTACTACGCATGCTTCCAGTGGCACGACTGGGAGGAATGAGCCCATGACTGACTACCAAGACACCGGTAGCCGGCGGAAACCTACGGCATACACCGAAACCGGGGCCGCTGAGCGGGTGTGCCCGGACTGTAGTGCCCCAGAAGGTCATCCCTGTAGATGGATAGCCATGGATGGGCAGGGGGATTTAGGGAAACCAAGGCATTGGCCGCATGAGACACGTTGGAGGCGTTAGTGAGAAACATTCACCCCGGACCAAGAATCATAGACGGTGGCGCCGACATGTGGTCCATCAACCACGAGCCCTGGACCGAACAAGCCCTTTGCCCCGAGACAGATCCCGAGTTGTTTTACCCCACCCCGGGCAGTCCGGGGAGGACGATGGCCAAAGCAGCGAAAGCTATTTGCGCTCAATGCCCGGTCGCTGCCGAGTGTTTGGAATACGCCTTCAGGGCTAATGAAGAGTACGGGATTTTCGGTGGGGTCACCGCCCATGAGCGGATGGTGATGAAGCGGGGGAGGGCAAGCTGATGACGCACTCAAGCCCTACCGACTGGATAGCCGGGGGAAGTGTCGCCGCGGACATCGTTGGATTCCTCACCGGTTTGGTCGCGGACCTGTCGTGGCAAGACGAAGCGGCGTGCCGTGGACTCCCTACGGAGTGGTGGTTCCCAGATCAAGGCGCCAGTCGGGAATGTAAGCGGGCCAAGGAGATCTGCCACGGGTGCCCCGTCAAACTCCAATGCCTCCAATTCGCGATAGAGGTACACGACCAGCACGGTATTTACGGGGAGCTGTCATTGAAGGACAGGCGTAGGTGGAACCAGGAAAGGAAAGCGGGCTAGACACCGCGAATGTCGGTGTATCGGAGGATAATTGAGGTATGCAATTCAATGGAAAGACCGTCGAAGTCATCGACGCGCCGGGGTTCTGGGATTTCATGCAGCATCTAGCGAAAGCCGTTGCCGAACCAGACCGCATGAGCGACTACCACATGTTCACAGTCACATTCGACGCCTCCCCGGGTGGCGAGGATGTGGGGATATGGGACCTAGAACTTAGGAAGTGGGAGAAGGGGCAATGATCCAGTACTGGAAGACAACTCACGGGAAGTTCCGGCAGTCCATCGACTATTCCGACGACCAAGGCCACGCAGACGAGACCCTGCATGTGCTTCGGATCTTCGGCGTCCTGATTGCGTGGTAGCGATGATTGAGTCGCGTCGCGAACTGGACGCAATATTGGAGTCGACCGAAGGTCTTCACGGCGCTGTTGTTCGTGATCTACACGGGAACGTATATGAGGCCACCCGAGATCCTGCAATGGCACAGGGGCGAGCGGTATGGATTGAATGCGGTTCTGCGGGCTTATACTGCCTCAGTGGGCGTATCGCGCTTAAGGCCCGGCTTATTTGGCATCCCGACTGGCGCACCGCACCAATTGATTCCGAGGCAGGGAAGGGTGAGACAAGTGGAGAGTAGGCGCCCCGCCGGATACTTGGTCCGCTCCGGATCAACTTGGTATTGGGTAGAAGATCACGCCCCGAACTGTCGGTGCACCCGCACCTGGACGCATGAGTTTCGGGACCCGAGATGTGCGGTTATCTGGTGATAACAGCGGACGCATTGTTGAATCATCCATTTCGGCCCGTGAATCATTCCAGCATTGGCTCAGAGGATCACTGCGGCTGCGGGTTTCGGCCACGAGGCTGGAGCGAATGGGTATCACACGTAGAGGGATTAGAACAATGAGCATTGAGACTGAGCGCCAGCTGAACCAACGAGTGATACAGCTACGCACTGAGATTGAGCAGTGGGGCGAGAAGGCCGAATGGGCACTCCAGCAGGACGACACCGGCTGGTGGTACGACACGCTCAAGGGGCTAGCTAAGCGCGGTAGGAAGATGAAGGAGACGGGCCTATGAGCATGGTCGGCGAGCTAGCCGAAAAGGCGGCGATGGCGTTAGACCGCCGCTGGACACATCCGGGCGACGACTACCTGGAGCCTGTACCGACTGGCGTTGTAGAGCTGGGTGATTGGGCATCGGAGCACCTGCCAGACCTTATTGCCGAACTAAAGCGGTTAGATCCGGGAACCATCCTTGAGGTCACTGATGACCAATGGGTAGCGATGGAAGGCGTGCTCAAGCCCTTAGTTGGGGATCCGGCCAGAGTCCTTATGGACATGCTCGAAGCGGCCCGCGCCAGCGGAGGTAGTGAGAGTTGAGTGCTGAACCGCTGCAATGGGACGGCTGCACGGCCCGCTCCGAGACTGGCCGGTTCACGGTCTGGCCATACCAAGGAGAGTGGATAGCTGGATACTGGGACTACTTGACCTCTCGCGAGCAGTATCTGTATCGCGGCCCGGCCGAATCGGACGCAATGCTTGCAGCGCAATCACATCATGAAGCCACTTGCCGCCGTCTCGCCTGGGAACGCTATATGGCAGAGAACGATCCACCGTCGAACGGAGAAGCCTTGTGAGCGACCGCAGCGGAATCATCCGGCATCCCGCCAACATCGTCAGTGAACTCCAAGTCATCGGACTCCATATGCACACCCTGTCGGTCCGGTTGGATGAGTTGAGGGATCAGTTGGACCAAGTGGCGCAGATCGGTTACGAGATGTGGGGAAAGCCGCAGCCGCACGAAGACTTCCCGAAGAAGGGCGCCTGAATGTCCGTCTCCGACAGCTTCTTTCTCGATAAGGGCAGTCAACACAAGCTCCGTGAAGAGTTGGCCAGCATCCCCCGCATGATCGGGGAGCTGTCCGTCACCCTCACCCGCCAGGCCCGCATCCAGAGGCCGGGGCTGAGTATGTCCCGACGACCCAAACCTGAATCTCAAGTCCCCATCCATATCGGGGCACACAATGCAGCCGACGTACTGCACAACTGCTTGGGTACATGGGTGAGGCTGGTATGCGAGCAGCGAGCCATTGTGTGGGACAAGGGCAACGACATCATCACCCTTGCTAAGTGGCTGCGAATCAACATGATCGCCCTAGCCCTCACTGAAGGATCAGAAGAAGCCTACGAGGACATCAAAGCCGCTATCGATGAGTGCTGGCGACAGATAGACATCCCCGCCGACGATGACATAGTGATCGACCGCGGGCGAGTGCATGAAGCGAACAAGCACATCGTCACAGCCGACACCATCGAACCTATCGCCCGCCGGATAGGGGAGATGGGCAAGAAACTGAACGCCCAGCGGGTGCACTCACTAACCCGTGGTGGGCATCTACGGCCAGTCTCCAGTGACCCGGACACGGGTAAGAAGTTCTACCGACTGGGGGATGTGCTGCACGCGCACAACAACTGTGAGAAGCGAGACCGGAAAAAGGGCGCGTAGAGGCTACGCGTCTTGGGCGCGTGAGCAACTAAGGTCAGCCGTTGTCGCGGATGTAGTCGTTCAGGCTGACGTGGTTCCCGTCGTCTGCGGCTACGGCGGCGTCGAAGTCGGCAATGTCGTCAACCATGTCGAGTGCCTCCAATCGGGCTAGGTCTTCAGGGGAAATGAGTGCGGCGGCGGGTCGGCCGTGGCGAGTGATCACCACGCGCTCCCCGGTGTATGCAGTGCGTGCCACGAAATCACCGAGGGTCGCACGGAGCTCGGCTACGGGTACTTCATGGGCTGCGGTCATGAACCCATAGTACTTTTATAGTCCAAATTGTGTCAACCGCATAATCTGTACAAATTGTACAAACCATGTTACGCTACCAACATGTACGAGGTAGAGATCACCGAGAGCGCCACCAAGGAATTGGTGCGCATCAAGCGGGCCGATGGCAAGCTGCACCGCCAAATCCTCGACGCCCTCAAAGGTCTCGCCACCGACCCACGCCCGCATGGCTACATCAAGCTCTCAGGCCGTGATGGCTACCGGATTCGCGTCCGCGACTACCGCATCCTCTACAGCATTGACGACGGCAAGCTGCTCATCCTCGTGGTGAAGGTGGACAAACGCGGCCAGGTCTACAGGTGACACGCCGACCAGGGGATATATCCATTAACCACCGTCAAGTAGTAAACTGCGCCTAGGCGCGACTTGCACCCATTCTTTTGAACCCCCATCGACATCCGTTCGGTGGGGGTTTTTCTATGCCCAAACGGAGGTTCCCCCCATGCCTCTGTCTCGTGTCCGCTGCTGCATCCCCTGTGGCCGTATCCGCTACGCCCCCTGCTCTACAGGGTGTCGAGTAGATCCCGAGAACGACCCAACAAGCTGGACAGAACAGGTGATCGTGAGCGATGTCGAAGAATCCAGGTGATGTGGTGTGGGACTGGTGTGCCGAGCTCGGTGACGATCTTTTCGACGCATGGGTGGGCATTCCCCAGCTCTTGCTTGATGCATGGCGTTGGCTGTGCTCGGAGCTATTGAATGCTCGATAGATTCTTCGCAGCACTAGCTGGCGCCATGGCCCCTCTACTCGTGGCCATGTGTGAGCGCATCGCGAACCGGAAGATCCCTGACGACACGGTTCCGAAGTTCATGGACGGCCTGCTGGATATCGCCCGCGACGGCGTTGACCGCGCTGTCGGTGTGGTGCAGACGTCCGCTGACGGTATCGCCGGTAGCGCGGAAGCTGAACTAGGCCAGCTCGGTACGGAGATTAGGGGAGTGGTCAAAGCGGCCAACCCGATCGACATTCTCAGCAGCCTGTTCGGGCGCCGCTAGACACCGCAGTTTTCGTCGCGGCGCGGGATAATTGAAGTATGGGCACGTACGAGAGCTGCTGTGACTGTAAGCACTGCGAAGGGCTGGTGAATCACGCCAAGCGTGCATTGGCCAAATTTGAGGGTGCTGACGATCAGTATCTAGGGTGCTCCGAGTGCGGGTCCACAGGCTCGGATGGGACCTTCATCAATGAGTGCTCCGATCTACTACCCGAGTTGATATCCAGGCTGGAGCTACTAGAGGGTCGAATGAAAGACCTTCATGCCCTGGCGCATTGCTGGGAGTTCGATGGACACAAGCCCCAGTCCATCGGCCTTCGTCGCATTATCGATCCAAGCCCCTGACTTGCCCATGTAGCTTCACCGTTCTACTATCGAACAGGTGTTCGAGCGGTGGTCTAGCAACCCTCGCTTCCCCACGCTCAAAAAGCTGTACCGAACCGTCTACGTCGACATGCACCAAGCCCTACCTGGCAGCGTCGGCGGCTTCGTGCGCAACCGCAACCTGTCCGTCAGGGCGGAGGGTTTGCGGTTGGAGGCTTGGATGTGGGGTCACCAGATCGCCTGGATACGCACCCACGATCTGCACTGGATAGCAGTAGTGCAGGTTGAAGCCCACTCGGAGAATGAAATGTCGTCGGTGACGATGACGTTGTGGCTGTCGCCGAAAATGTTCCAGTTGGACAAGCCTGAGGGTTTCTACGAGCCGTACCGGAGACGGTTGTAGACACCGGGACTTACGCTGCAGCTCGGTAAAATTGAGGGATGGCGCCAAATTTTTTGAAGTGTCCCGAGTGTGTAGAGAATGGCCAGAAGAGCCGGGTGCGCGACCATGGCGGAACGAGGCATTGCCTGGGCTGGTATCCGTATTACGACGAGAACGGGCATCGGCACGCTCATGACCCCAACGAGCTGAACGTCTTATACAGCTGCGCTAATGGTCACTCATTCACTCGCACCTACAAGAGCCCTTGTCCAAACCCTAACTGCGACTACGGCAAGACGGGTGAGTCATGACTGAACCATCTCAAGCCCATATAGACCGGGCGCGTGAACTCGGTCTCTCTTTCGATCCTTCTGATACATCGGATGAAGAGTTAAGTCGTGCTATCGCAACGTATGAGCGGGTTTACATCGAGGCGATGACCGAGAAGCGCAGTGTTGAGCCCTCGGAGCGTCGCCGCATGTTCGGTCCTACGTCGATAGATGACGTACGGAATACGGGATGAGCTGGACCTTATCGGGCGGCGGGCTGATTCCCCGCTGGGCAACATTTATGGGTGAGACCTACTATTTCGACTCACTAGACACCGCTGATCCCGTTGAAACACGGGATAATTGAGGTATGAGCGAACTTACTGAAGACCGCATCCGGGAGATAGTCCGCGAAGAGATGCTTGGTGGTCAACCGTTGGGCGAGTACCCGGAGGCCGAGCTGCGCCAAGTGTTCGTCTTTAGCCCGCTGCAGGTTCAGGGCTGGATTGCGCACATGCGGGATGAGACTGACCGATGGATTCACCGCGACTAACCGCTAACCAGCTCCGCATCCTGGAAGCGTTGCAGCGGTTACGTATAGCCCGCACTGAGGGTGATGTTGACGCCGAGCTCGTGGCCTACAGCCGCATGGATGAGCTACTGGACCGTGAGCCTAGGGGCATAGGTTCCGTTTCGCCGATCGTGCCATAGCCAGCAGATTGGCTGGTGTCGCGTTCGGATAGTTGGAGTGCGAGGCGACTTGCTCCGGGGTTTCCCCGTTGCGCAGGTCGTTGCACATGCCGTTCCCGGCGGCCAGTAGGAACGGCCGGGACTGCCACATCACCTGGAAGCCCTGCCCGGACAGTTCATCCAGGTAGGCGTCATCGTCCGCGTACGCCGCGGGCGCGAAAACAATGCTGGCCGCTACTGCGGCTGCAGCTGCGATCTTGATCATTGGCGGATCGTAGACCTCCACCCCGACGGGTACAGGCGAAACGGGAGATCAGATGGCCGTGCAGCACTGCGAGTACTGCGGGCGCCGTCTCCGGTACGACTGCTGCCCGCATTGCGACGTGGAGGATTAATGCTCGGGGTAGCGATCACCACCCACAACCGCAGGGATGTTCTCCTCAACGCTCTAATGCATTGGATCGAGCACACCTCGGCTGATGTGCCGATTGTTGTTGTGGACGACGGCAGCGACGAGCCCCTATGCCTGGAGGGCTGGCGGGGTATCCCAGTGCATCGAGTGCCTAGCGTGAGTGTTGTTCGCCATCTATTACCCATGGGTATTGCGATGGCGAAGAACCGATGCATCGCCGAGCTCATGGACTTGGGGTGCGACCACCTATTTCTCGCTGACGATGATATGTGGCCCACCGTAGACGAGTGGTGGAAGCCCTACGTCGAGTCGCCGGAACCGCATTTGTCGTTCCAGTGGCCCAGCGGCTGCCGACACAGCGTCACTCACCAGGACGAGCAGCATTTCGCCATCGGATTCCCCCGTGGAGTTCTCCTGTACGCCGAACGTCGAGTGATCGACACAGTTGGCGGCATGGATATCGGATATGGGGCGCACGGCGGCGAACACGTCGACTGGTCACAGAGAATCCACGACGCAGGGTTGACGCGATGGCCATTCGCCGATGTCCGCGGATCACACAACCTGATCTACTCCCGGGACAAAGCCGAAGGAAACCGCACGGGTTCTTCCCGGTTTGAGCTTCCCGAGCGTGCCCGGATGTGTGAGGCGAACGGAAACCGTTGGGGCCACAAGCACCCAACATGGCCGCACTTTCCCTACCGGGAAGGTGAAGGTGTCCAGGACTACCAGTTAGGCCCGTACTTCCCGCCCGTAGAGCACTATTCGCTTCTGCGGCATGTGGTCGGTTTGAGGCCTTCCGGTGTGGCTTTGGAGTTTGGGGTAGGTAAAGGCGAATCGACCCGCATCATTGCAGAGCATATGCCGGTGATCGGGTTCGACAGCTTCACCGGTTTACCCGAGGATTGGCGCGACGGGTTCCCTGAGGGGTCGTTCGCGCATAAACCGCCGGCCATCAACAACACTCTCCTAGTGATAGGTCGGTACGCCGACACTCTGCCAGGATTCACATTCCCCGAGTGTGGTTTGGTGCACATCGACTGCGACCTGTACTCGTCCACGGCAACAGCTTTGGAGCACCTACAGCTCAAGCCTGGAACTTATGTTGTTTTTGATGAATGGCACGGCTACGACGGCTGTGAAGGCCACGAGATGAAAGCCTGGCGCGAGTACGCCGACCGCACCAGCATCAACTGGTGTGTGGTGGGGCATTCGCATGAGGCTTGGGCGATTCGGATCACCTAGGAGTTGTGTTGCGAGTCATCCTCTTTGTGTTCGCGGGCCGCAAAGCCAACATGCAACTCCAGGTCCCGTATATCAAACGCATCCTGGCTGAGCATCCGAACGTCGAATACGACATCTGGAACCTCGCCCGCGACCCCAAGGATGCGGAGTATCTGCAAACCATCACAGGGGAGCGGATCACCGTCCGCAACGACTTCCACGGCGGATGCCACTGGACCGGTTTCAACAAGGTGTGGTGGCACTACGCCCAACCCGAATACCGGGACTGTTTGTTCGTCAAGGTTGACGACGATGACGTGTTCTTCGAAACCGCACGCTTCGGTGAATACCTCGAGGCGATAGACAACAACCGGGGCAGTGTTGTCTCCGCGCTGACGGTGAACAACGGCGCCTCAACATGGTTGGAGCCGTTGATCTGGAGAGGTTTCGAGAACCTGAACATCCCTTTGTTGGATGTGCACATGTCCGGCGACTACGCCCACATGTCTCACGAGCATTTCCTCGCCAATTGGCGGGATGTGACTGGTCAGCCCAATCAGGTCATCCCGACGACGGATTGGTTGTCGATCAACTGCATCGGACTCGACCACCCCACCCTCAAACGCATAGCGGGCCTACTGGACACACCGTCGCCGGCTCATATCGCCGGTAGGGATTGGCCGTCAGGTTTCAAGATCGGCGACGAGGGTGCAGCCAATATGCAGCCTCGAGTCATCCATAGAGGGTTTGTGGTGTCGCACCTGTCGTTTGGACCTCAAGAACTCCCCGATGAGACATGGGACCTACTGCGCGCTGGGTACGCCCTGGTAGCGGGGGATTACCTGTGAACATCGCCGTGATCATTCCATTCCGGGACCGCGGTAAGGACCCCAACCGTCCCGCCAACCTTGTTCGAGTGTTGGAGCACTGGAGAGACTTCCGCATCACTCAGGGCGCGACAGTGACCGTGGTGGATGATGGCCGCCGCGGATACGAGTCGTTCAACCGTTCCGCCGCATACAACCGGGGCGCGTCGTATACCAACGCTGACGTGTTGGTGTACAGCGAATCCGATCTATTGGTGGATGCCGATCAGATCCTTCGGGCATGCGACCAGGCCGTTTCTGCTCCCGGCCTGGTCGTACCCTTCTCGCGTTTCATGGCGATCACCGAGGACGACTCAGAGTGGGTGCGTGACCACACCCTCGCACCACACGAGGCGCGGGCCACCCAGGTTCGCGGCGACCGTCAGTCGATCGGCGCCGTCAATGTCGTCTCCCGGGAAGCACTCTCACTCATCGGTCAGTACGACGAGTCGTTCGAGGGTGCTTGGTATGACGATGACGCGATGTGCCGAGCGTTTGAGGTGTGCTGCGGCCCAACCCGCTTCATCGACGGCCCCGGATATCACCTGTACCACCTACCCGGTGCGAGTGGTGATCACCTAACCGACGCGGATCGTGCCGCCACTGAACGCAACAAGGCCCGCTACCAGCTTTATCGGCAGGCAACAACACCGGAACGTATCCGCGAACTCACTGCAGGGGGTGTGTGATGGCCGACCATCTCATCACAGGCCCTGACGGCACCCAATACACCTTGACGGAGTGGGTGAACTCCCACATCGTCGGAACGTTTGAGCAGATGCTCCCCGGCGGGAAGACCCGCAAGGGCGGTGCCTGCTCGTGTGGGTGGCGCACTCCACCTTTCGATCCTGTCGGTGGCCGCGCTAAAGCGATGGCCGATGAACATAAGCGTCTAGAAGACCTCGCTGATGAGATGCGAAGGGAGAACGGTTAATGGCAGCCTTCGTGTACTTCACTGTGGCCGACACCTATCAGGCCATCGTCTCTGACGGGTCCGATGAGGGTAGCGAGCCGGATCTGAAGATGATTTCCGGCACTGTCACTTTCACGCCTTCGGTGAAGGAAGTGCTGGCCACCATCTCCGATATCCCCACCACGGTGCGTTTGGAGCCGATCATCGGCCGCATAGAGGAAGACGGTGTGCTGAAGACTCTCGATTCCACACCGGGTGTGAAGCTGCTCGCCAACACCGAAGCCATCGGGCCACTGCCTGAGCTGACGTACCGTGTGGACTTCACGAACGTGGTCTACAACCGCAAGACCAACCAGCGCATCGAACCCTTCCGGTTCGCCGCCGCCACAAGCGCCACCACACTGCGCTTGTCTTCGGTTGAGCGCCTGCCCCTCTGACCCGCTAGACACCGCAGATTGTCCAGAACCGCAGGATAATTGAGGTATGGAAGGTTGGCCGCGCGACTTTGGACCGTTCAGGGTCTATATCGCAACACGCAACAAATTGAACCAGCTCCGGTGTGATGGTGAGTACTACCCAGTGATAAGCGACGGGTGTGGCGGGGAGATCTACTACGGCGACAGCGCTGGTGCGCGCGAGCTCGCGCAACATCTACTGGACGCAGCAGACGCCTACGACGCCCTCGTTGCAGAGGTGGGCAATGAGTGCGATTGAGGCCGACCCTCGCAAGGCTGCTTATCGGAAGATCAATGACGCAATCAACGAGCTGATCGCTCTCGTAAACGACGAATCAGACGACGATGAAACCACCCTTGTCCCAACAGACTGGGTGGTCCTCGTCGGGACGCAAGGCATTGACGATGATGGCGACCGTGTCGGAGGCGTCAACCTCTTCCCCAAGGACGGATCGCAACCGACCTACATCACTACAGGTCTGGTGACGGTAGCTCAGGGGTTCTTGGTCTCACGTGACTGATTACCGTGTTGGTGTCGTGGCCCACAACAAGCGGGCCGCTGCGGCTCACGAGTTGATGGAAGCTACTGGTGCAGCGTTCCTGTCGTTAGACAACGGATCTAAGGGCTGCAACGGCAACCACCGCCACGTACTTGAGTGGCTATCAACTAGCCCTACTGAGTGGGTTGTTGTTCTCGAGGATGACGCCCAACCTGTAGACGGCTTCCGTACACAGCTCGATAAAGCGCTCACCGCGGCCCCTTGTGACATCGTGTCCCTGTATTTGGGCACCAACTATCCGCGTCTATGGCAGCGCGGCATACTGCGCGCCACAACCCAAGCGGACCAAACTGATTCACCCTGGCTGGTATCCGAGCATCTTCTGCACGCCGTGGGGTATTGCATCCGCACCACCCTGGTATCTGATCTTCTCGAGGCTCTTCCTGAGATGCCTATCGATGACGCGATCACCACATGGGCCAGAGACCAAGAGCACCGCATCGCCTACACATGGCCAAGCCTCGTAGACCATGAGGACGCGGACACCTTGATCTCCAAGCGCCCCACACGCAACGCCCCACGCAAAGCCCACCGCACAGGCACACGCACCCAATGGGCTGGCCCCACCGTAGAGCTGGAGTACTGCTGATGCCCGTCCTAGTCTGCTCACGAGGCGGAGCATCCACTGCCCAGTAAGGCATGGCGCGGCGGCAGCACAAGGGCATGGCGCAAGACCAGAGCGCAAGCACTAGAGCGAGCAGACCACATATGCCAATGGCCAGGATGCACACGGACAGCCACCGAGGTCGATCACATAGACGGCAAGGCCCTAGGAGACAACCCAGAACGCCTACAAGCCCTATGTCACGACCACCACAGACAAAAGACCACCGAGACCGTACGTCACCACCCAGGACGACGCAGACCACCAATACACCCAAGCGACACCCTGGGGGGATGACCCCCTCGACCAGCACACGGACATCGGCCAGCCAGTCGTCTGCCTGTCTGTGTGAAATGCAAACCGTTTTCACTTAGGAGTTTCGTATGCCTGTAGCGGGTCGTAAGGCGAAGCCCGCTGGCCAGGCGGTGAATCGCCACAAGCCGACACATGATTGGACCGAGGTACTGAATGTGCCGTTTGAGGGCGGCCAGGATCTACCCGACTTTCGTGCCGATGGTCGTCGTTGGCCGGATCGCACGAAGCAGAAGTGGAATGCGTGGCGGGCGATGCCACATTGCAAGCTGTGGGGGCCTGCGGAATGGGACTTCGCGCTCGACTCCATAGAGCTAGCCGCGCTGGTGCATGAGGGGGAGACGCGGCATGCCACCGAGCTCCGAAACCGGGAGAAGGTGCTTGGAACAACTCTCGACTACCTACGCGACCTACGGATCCGGTACATCGAGGCGCCAACTACGGTAGGCGACTCGGATGCCGGGGTGACGAACATTGCAGACTACCGGGACCTCTGAGCTACTACTTCCTGGATATCGAGTCGACCCAGAGACGGGCGCGTGGCTGACCCTCCCATGGCCAGATGACCCAGACGAGCGGGAAGCGTTGGCGCGCAGCAGTCTGGGGCCGGCAATCATTGACTGGTCCGAGGGGCGCACCGAAGAACCCGGTTTGATCCACTATCAATTTGGAACCCCGTGGCGCTGGACTCGTTTTCAACGCAGGTTCCTGATCCTCTGGTATCACGTCGATTCCGATGGCCGCTTCTCCCATCGGTCAGGGATAGTGCGCGGCGCCAAGGGCACCGGCAAGGACCCGATGGCCGCGGGTATGTGCAACAGCGAGCTATTGGGACCGGTGGAGCTTTACGACTGGGATGAGAAGACTGGCAGACCAATTGGCCGCCAACGTGGATTCCCCCTCGTGCAGGTCATGTCCAACTCGCAAGAGCAGTCCAAAGACGTTCTGCGGGTCGCCAATGCGATGTGGGGTGCTGCGGCGCGCGAATACTACGGGCTTGACTGTGGCGAAACGAGAACAGTCCTCAAGGGAAATGGTGGGCGCTTCGAGATCCCCCCTTCCGCGGAGGAATCCGGCGAAGGTGACCCAGCTACGTTCGTTGCTCTCAATGAGACCCACCACATGTCGAAGTCAAATGGTGGCACTCGCGTTGCCAGCATGGCTCGAAGGAATGTCGGAAAGTCGCCGTCTTACATCCAGGCACGCATGTGCGAGTACACCAACGCTCACCGTCAGGGCAGTGACACTGAGGGCGAAAAGGCATTCAAAGCCTGGCAGAAGCAGCAGGCTCCCGGATACCGCGGCAAGCGCGACATCCTCTACCACTCAATCGAAGCTGCGCCCCCCTTCGACATCCTCACCGAACCGGGTAGGTTCCGGGGGCTAAACCAGGCTTATCTCGATGCTGACTGGAACGACATTCAGCGGAAATCTGATGAGATGGCCGATGATCGAACGTCAGTGGCCGACTCAATCCGCTTCTACCTCAACGGGTTGGCCACCGAAGAGGACGCCTGGATACAGCCAGACTGCTTCGCGGCGCTAGCTGAACAGAAGGTTGTCAACGACGGTGATCAGATTGCACTGTTCGTCGACTGCTCGAAATCGCATGACGCAACAGGGCTCTATGCGTGCCGGTTGGATGACATGTACGCCTTCGCGCCCGGGGATAAATGCGTGTGGCAGAAGCCAAAGGGGTGGGATCAAACAAAGCAGCGGTGGCTAGCGCCGCGGGGTGAGGTCGAGGCGCAGATACGGGCGGCCATCGACCGGTTCGATGTTCAATGGATCGGCATCGACCCTTCGCCCGCCGAGGATGACGACACCGAGGCGCTTTACTGGCAGCCCATGATCGATCGGCTGCATCAAGACCTGCGCAACAAGCTGCCGGTGTGGGCGACACCAGGGGATGCGCGCGGCAACTGCGTGCTATTTGACATGAGAATGGCGCAACCAGGCGCCATGGCTAGGAACCAAATGTTCACCGAAGCGGCCGAAATGGTTCGGCGGTGGATCGATGAAGAAGGGCTAGCCGGCGACTTCCGTCACGACGGAAACCCCCATCTCATGACCCACGTGTACGCCGCCAAGGAGCGGCCAAATCAATGGGGCGTCTCACTGTCAAAAGTGACCAGAGACTCCAACAATCTGATCGATCTAGCCGTCTGCATGGTCGGCGCCATTATGGGCGCTCGAGTGGTCCTCAATAGCGGCAAGCGCCGCAAGAAGAAAACCGGCCGTGCCACATTCGCGTAAGGAGGTGCAGCATGCTTGATGAGCAGCAGATCAAGAAACTGGTCTCCGACATGTGGACGCTACAGCTGCAAGAACTCGGCTGGCTGGACCGAATCTACGGGTACGTCAAGGGGCTTCGTGGCCGTCCAACGGTGCCCGAGGGCGCTGGCGACGAACTCGAAGAGCTGGCCAAGCTATCGGTGATGAATGTCCTGGGTGTTGTCAGGGATTCGTATGCTCAGAACCTTTCGGTGGTGGGATACCGCGAGGCTACCGCCGAAGAAAATGACCCAGCCTGGAAGATGTGGCAGCGCAACCGAATGGATGCGCGGCAAGCCGAAGTCTATGGTCCGGCACTGACATATGGATCCGGCTACGTCACTGTGCTTCCAGGAGATGCAGGGCCGGTATTTCATCCGAGGTCCCCGCGTCAGCTGTTAGCTGTATATGACGACCCGACACTAGACGCCTGCCCGCAATACGCGCTCGAAACCTGGGTTACTCAGCGTGACGCAAAGCCCCACCGCCGCGGGCTCCTCATTGATAGCACCCACACTTACCAGCTCGATCTAGGGGAACTCACCGCCGGCCAACTAACTCCCGACTTGGCCTTGTTGCCACTGTCTATCCGTGAGGTCGAGGATCCGATCGAACACGGTGGCACCCTCGAGGGGCAGCCGGTGTGTCCTGTTGTGCGGTTCGTCAATAACCGGGATGCCGACGATTGGATTGTGGGCGAGGTTGCACCGCTCATTCAGGCACAGCAGACGATCAACAACGTCAACTTCGACCGGCTGATCGTCAGCCGTTTCGGCGCCTTCCCGCAGAAGGTAATCACAGGATGGGCCGGAACTAAAGAGGAAGTACTCAAAGCTTCGGGAATGCGTGTCTGGGCCTTTGAAGATGAGGGTGTCGACGCCAAGAGTTTCCCAGCTGCATCGATGGACGGCTACAACAGTCTCCTTGCATCGATGGTTGAGCATGTCGCGATGACAGCGGGGATCTCCCCGTCTCAAGTAACGGGAAAGATGATCAACGTATCCGCCGATGCTCTGGCAGCAGCGGAAGCGACCATGCAGCGCAAGCTGTCTGCCAAGCGCGACTCCTTCGGAGAGTCATGGGAACAAGTATTCAGAATCGCCGCATCAATGGATGGTGATGCGCAGACAGCCGATGACTCAGCGGCAGAAGTAGTTTGGCGCGATACGGAGGCGCGTTCCTTCGCAACCGTGGTTGATGGAATCGTGAAACTTGCTTCAACTGGCATACCCATTGAACTGATGCTCACATCGGTTCCGGGATTCACCCAGCAGCAGATCCAGGCGATATCTAAAGCCATGCAAGAAGGTCGGCAGAACGAACAACATCCCGTACCGCCGCCCACACAAGAACTTCCATCGCAGCAGTGATGAAGGCGCCCACGACCAGCGCTCAACGGTCGGTCGCTGACGAGCATAAACGGAGGCACCCCTATGGGTGAAGCAGTGGAGGAACACGAATCAGGCATTACTCCCGAGTCCCAAGAGGGCGAGGGGCGTGAGCCTGAGTCAAAGTTCGACCCAATAACCAATCAAGAAGAATTCGACAAGCGCCTAGCGCAACGACTAGGGCGCGAGCGAGCGAAATTCTCCGACTACGACGCACTAAAAGCCAAGGCGGCCAAACTCGACGAAATCGAGGCCGCCAACAAGAGCGAGCTGCAAAAACTGTCCGAACGGGCCGATGCAGCGGAGAAGCGTGCGGAAAAAGCTGAACTCGAGTCGCTGCGAGCCGCGGTCGCATCTGAAAAGGGTGTCCCGGCGTCATCCCTAATCGGACGCACGCGAGAAGAACTCGAGGCAGGTGCAGACGAACTCATCGCCTGGCGAGATAAGAATGCGCCCCCACCCAAGAAGGTTACAACGGCCACCTCCGGTGGTGGCCTCAAGTCTGGTGCAGCCGCGAACGGCGGTACCGCACTTTCCCCGAAAGCTCATGCCGCAGAACAGCTGCGGCGCATGCGTGCGGGGAACTAGCAATCTCCCGCGCGAGGAACGACCTCGGCGGAAGTACAACAAATTAGGAGGCTGAGATGGCTGACATCTCTCGCGCCGAGGTCGCTACCCTCATTCAAGAGGCGTACGCCTCGGACCTTTTGAACGCTTCGACCGAGGCATCCACTGCTCTCGCTGCGTTCAGCACTGTCAACATGGGCACCAAGCTCACCCACCTGCCGGTTCTGGCAACCCTGCCAGAAGCGGACTGGGTCGGTGAGTCGGCTACCGACTCTTCGGGCGTCAAGCCGCAGTCCGAGGTCACGTGGGCTGACCGCACGCTGGTTGCCGAGGAAATCGCCGTAATTATCCCGGTTCACGAGAACGTGATCGACGATGCTACCGAGAACGTCCTCGGCGAGATTGCGCGCCTGGCTGGCCAGGCCATCGGCAAGAAGCTGGATGAAGCAGTGTTCTTCGGAACCGACAAGCCCGCCTCTTGGGTTTCGCCCGCGCTGCTTCCCGCGGCAGTGTCCGCGAGCCAGACCTTCGCGGTGACAGACGGCACGGCCAATGCCAACGACCTTGTGGGCGCATCGAACAAGGCGGCTGAAGCCATCGCACTGGCCGGATGGCAGCCCGACACCCTCGTGTCGTCCCTGGCTCTGCGCTACCAGGTCGCCAACCTGCGTGATGCCAACGGCTTCCCCATCTTCCGGGACGAGTCATTCAACGGGTTCCGCACCTACTTCAACCGCAACGGTGCATGGGACGCAGACAGTGCGTCGGCTGTGATCGTCGACTCGTCACGAGTCAAGATCGGCGTGCGTCAGGACATCGCCGTCAAGCTGCTCGACCAGGCCACCGTCGGGTCGATCAACCTCGCAGAACGCGACATGGTGGCGCTGCGCTTCAAGGCACGCTACGCCTACGTTCTGGGCACTGCCGCAACCTCAATGGGCGCCAACAAGGTCCCTGTCGCGGCCGTTATCCCGGACGGAAGCTAGTACATGCTGCTCGCGTCGCAATCCGATGTTGAATCCCGTCTAGGGCGGGACTTAACAGGCGCAGAGGAAGCGCTCCTTCCGGGAATTCTTGAAGAGTCATCCGCGCTCGTCGAGGGATATCTCGGCGTCACTTATACGGATGCCGACCAGGTCCCGGACGTAGTGCGACTTGTTGTTTCCCGGGTTGCGGCGCGAGCACTAACTAGCCCGACGGATGTCCCTGAAGGTGCAGAATCTCTCACGCTTAGCTCCCTGGACTTCTCAGCGACTAGCCGTTTCGGCGGTGGCCGATCAAGCCTCTGGCTGTCTAAGCAAGATCGAATGATGCTGCGCCCACTTCATAGCGGCTTTACGTCAATGCCGATGAGTTCCGAGCGGTATGGGACTTAGGTGAGGTTTCCGACTCCACATCCTGTGGTGCACATTCCTTTTACAGGAGTGACACAGGACTCGTTGGGTAACGATATCCCATCATTTGGCACACCTGAGGCCATGAAGGCAATCGCCTTTCAGCCCCATAGGAGCGAGGACACGGACGGGCACACCTCGCGCGATGAGGCTGAGATGGATCTAGCCATGCCATCCATGCAAGTGGACCTCGTTGACCAGTTTGTGGTGAATGGCCTCCTGTACGAGGTTGTTGGCACTCGGGACAACGACGGTGGATTCCACGGCTGGAAGCCAGGAATCATCGTCGAGCTGAAAAGGGTGACCGGCTAGTGGCCCAGTTCAAGCTGAATCGCAAGGCGCAGAGCGAATTGACGAAGGAAATCGTCGAGAAGGTGTGCGTTCCCATGATGCATCGGGTCGCTGACGCCTGCAATCAAGAAGCGGGACTGGAAGACGGTTTCCGCGTCTCGGTGGAAGGCGATGATCCTTTGGATAAGCGCGACTACCGGGCCACCGCCATCGCCGCAACGGCAGAAGCCATCCGGTACGACCACAAGCACGACACACTGCTTCACAACTTCGGCGAGGCTGGCTGATGTTCGCCTACCACGCACAGGTAGTCAAGGACTGGCTAAGCGAAAACATGCCGGTTCGGGTCGCGACGGATGTGCCTAAAACGCGCCCAGCGCAGCTGATCACGATCGATTCGGCGCCAATCTCTAGCGGATATTCGGGAACCAAAGCCCGCGTGCTGGCACGGCGCCGGTTGATCATCTACTCATGGGGCGCCAACGAACTGGACGCCTACAACCTGATCGAGCAGACGCGTGAATGGCTCCTAAAACTGCCCGGTAAAGGCCGCGGAGTGCACGCTGTAGACATCGCAGGGGAACCGGCCCGCCGCGATGACATCGAAAGCGAAACGCGGCGGTTCGTGATGACCGTCGATGTAGTAATGCGTTCAAATCCCTGAATTTACAACTAAATACACCCTTTCAAAGGCTCGGCTGCACCGATCTGCTTCTGAAAGGGGCACATCATGGCTGAAGAAGTCGGCAACGTTTTCGCCGCAGAGCCGTCCGCCGCTGGGGCCGCGTTCGTAGCCCCGCTAGGAACTACCCTCCCAACCAGTGTCGACGGAGTACTTGACGCCGCGTTCGTCGGTCTCGGGTATGTCGGCGAGGACGGTATCACTGAGACATCGGAGCGGTCCACCGATGAGAAGAAAGACATGGGTGGCCGCATCGTCAAGGTGCTGCAGACCGAGTACAACCACTCGTTCAAGTTCGTGCTCCTGGAATCGCTGAATGCCGATGTCCTGAAGGCGATCTACGGTGCATCAAATGTCACCGTTACCCCCGCTGATGGTACTCACGGCACCCAGGTGAAGGTCCGCAAGACCAGCAAGAAGCTGCCGCACCAGACGTGGGTGTTCGACACCATCGACTCGGAGCTGTCCGCGAAGTACCGCAACTGCGTCGCCGACGGACAGGTCATCTCCGTTGGTGATGTGACCTTGGCCAGCAAGGACACCATCGAATACGAAGTTGAGCTCAAGGTATTCGAGTCGTCCACCGGTGAATACGTGACCACGTACACCGACGACGGACGGATCGCCGGCTCCTAATAGACGCGGCGGGGCCGAATTCCCCTGCAGCCGAGCGCGGCCCCGCCGCTCTCCAAGCGCCACGGCTGCACACAAATCCCTGAAAGGGCGCTCATGGCTGCAAAAAACGCGACACCCTACGTCCACACCGTGGAAATCGAAGGCGTCGAAAAGAAGATCAACCTCAAACCCTTCGGGTCCGTTCCATCTGGTGTCATTCGGCGAAACCGCAAGAACCCCGAACAGGGTATGTGGGAAATCATCGAGTGGGGCGCCGTATCGGAAGCCGATCTTGCTGTGTTCGACGAGCTGCCCCTAACTGAGGTGGAAGACCTGTTCACCGCCTGGCAGGAGGCCGGACAGGTCACCGTGGGGGAATAGTCGCGCTTCTCGACCTCATCGAGAAGCATGGCACCGCACTAGAATACGACCTCATCAAAGACGGACTGCGTCTACGTGACTGCCCGTCTGACGAATTCAACTGGCGCGATCTGTGGGTGTATGTCAATCACCCGGAAGAGACAAGCGCTCTATGGAAGTCCAGGAACCCGAAGTATGCGGGCTGGACTCTCACTACCCGACTGCTGGCGATTATCGCTAACGCGCTGCGCTGGCTGGTGTGGGCGAAAACCAAGGATGGACACCGTAACCGGAACCGTCCGGTGCCAATCGGCCCGGATATGGGCGATCAGCAGTCGCGCCCCGGCCTGAAAGTCAAAGCCGCGCCCCTATCGAAGGTCAAAGAGCTCCTTGGCCTTTCGGGCGAAGAGCGGCGCGAGAAGAAACTGCGAAACCTGTTCGGAAATTAGGAGGTGACACATGGCTGTTGAACTTTCATCGGGGTATGTGTCTGCCACCGTCAGGTTCGATGGGGTCAATAAGGGCATCAGCAAGTTCTTTGACAACGTCCAGAAGCAAGCAGTCAGCGCGGGCAAGAGGACCGGCTCCGCTTACGCTAAAGCCCTTGCCGACGAGGCTAAAACCGCTGCGGATCAGGTTAAAAAGATCTCCGAAACGGTCGCCAAGTCTCGCGACAAAGAAGCTGACGCCGCGGGCAAGCTCAAGGTGGCCCTTGAGAAGCTGAATGAGGCTCGCGAGGCAGGAACCAAGGGCTCGAAGCTCACCGCCCTGTCCGAGGCGCATGCGTCGGCGATGCGTAAGCAGCAGGCCGCGGCTAGTGAACTCGCCAAAGATTTGGATGCGGTAGCACGCGCCCAGAAGCGTGCCTCCGACGCGCAGTCCGCAATCGACAAGTCGTCCAAGCCGATACGTAACCAGGTATCCAGGCTCCTCTCTGGCTCGTCTGACGCCGCAGGACGTGAAGGTGGACTTGCGGGGCGTAGGTTCGGCGACTCGTTCTCCAGTGCACTACGCACAACCGGGATTGTTGCCGCAGGTACCGCGGTAGGAAACCTAGCCGCCAATGCGATGACTAAGGCCGCCAACCTGGCCACAAGCGGTGTTTCGGCGATCGTAACCAAGGGTTTGGACTTCGAGAAGACCATGAACACCCTCTCGGGTGTCACAGGTGCTTCAGCAGATGTCATGCAGCGGTTCCGTGACACCGCCAAGGCCCTCGGCAACGACATGACGTTATCGAACACCTCGGCTGCTGATGCGGCGCAGGCCATGACAGAGCTTGCCAAAGCCGGTTTCTCGGTGGATGAGTCAATCACCGCAGCCAAGGGCACCCTGCAACTAGCCGCCGCAGCACAGGTGAGCGCCGGACAAGCGGCCGAGATCCAAGCCAATGCGCTACAGGCATTCGGATTGAAGGCCGACTACGCCTCTAAAGCTGCCGATGTGCTGTCCAATGCCGCCAATGCATCATCGGCAGAGATAACCGATGTCGCGTTCGCTCTTCAGGCTGGCGGTTCTGTCGCCCGACAGACGGGGGTGTCCCTCGAGGACACCGCGGCAAGTATCGCACTGTTGGCTAACAACGGAATTAAGGGTAGTGACGCTGGAACCCTGCTGAAGTCGGCGCTTTTGAAGCTCTCTGCCCCGAGTGACCAAGCCTCGGGGGCGCTGCAAGAACTGGGCGTGAGCGCCTTCGATGCGCAGGGAAATTTCGTTGGCATGGAGGCGCTGTTCGGGCAGCTGCAGGCCGCGTCCAAGCGTATGACGCCCGAAATGTACGCGATGGACACCGCCCTCGCATTCGGATCGGATGCCGCACGTCTGGCAGGTGTGGCAGCCAAGGATGGCGCCGCAGGATTCGACAAGATGCGCGACGCAATGAACCAGGAAGGTTCAGCCTCGAAGCTGGCGGCTGCCCAAAATCAGGGCCTACCTGGCGTCATTGAGCGGCTGAAGAACGCTGCGGAAACCCTGGCCATCACATTGTTTGAGAAGATCCAAGGCCCGTTGTCGAGCATCGGCGATGGACTGACCGGCTTCACGAACAAGATGCAGGATGCTTTCGGGAACCCTGCCGTGAGCCAAGCCGCGGGGAATATCGGAGCTGCGCTGTCCACCATCGGAACCGCCTTCGGAAACGTGCTGTCGGCTGTCGGCCCGTCGTTGGTGAGCGGACTATCCGATGCGGTCAACCTCATCGTCCGATTCAAAGACTTCCTCATCCCCCTGGTGGCGGGTCTGGCCGCATACAAGACAGTGATGCTGGCCATCACAATTGCCACCAAGGCGTGGGCTGCTGTACAAGCGCTGCTGAATATTGCACTCACAGCGAACCCGATCGGCCTGATTATCGCCGCAATCGCCGGATTAGTGGCCGGAATTGTCCTGCTATACAACCGGAATGAGACTTTCCGCAAGATAGTTCAGGTCACCTGGGCGGCGATTAAGAACGTAATCGGCGCGGTCTGGGGATGGTTATCCACCACCGTATTCCCGGGCCTGAAGGCCGCATTCACGGTAATTGGTGCCGCAGCAACATGGCTGTGGTACAACGCCATCACACCCGCCTGGAACGGCATCAAAGAAGTTATCGGCCTCGCGTGGGAAGTCGCCTCCGACCTGTTCGACAACTGGAAGCGCGCCATGGACCTTTTGGGTCAGGGCGCATTGTGGCTGTGGAACAACGCGATTTCCCCTGCCTGGGAAGGCATCAAGACCGCGATCAGCGCGGCCTGGAACTTCGTGTCACCCATCCTGGACAAATTCTCCGCAGGATGGGATGCACTCAAGTCCGGCATCTCTGGCGCTTCAAGCGCGATCAAGGACGCGGTCACATCCGCATTCTCGGGACTAGCAGCAGTCATCAAGGCACCCCTGAAAGTCCTGGGAACGTTCCTGGCCGCCATTCCTTCCGAGGTGTTCGGATTCCAGATTCCGGGCGCAGACAAACTCAACTCGTGGGGTAAATCCCTACAGGGCTTCGCTGCGGGTGGCATGGTCCGCGGCGCTGGCACGGGCACAAGCGACTCCATCCTGGCGTGGCTGTCTAACGGCGAGGGTGTTGTCACTGCCAAGGGAATGAAGAACGGCGGTGCGGGCATCGTCGCTGCCCTCAACTCAGGTTGGGTGCCATCTGCTGCATACCTGCACGACATGATGCGTGCCCCCGGATACGCACAGGGGCTCAACCCTGGCGCCGACTATCTGCGATCACTGGTCATGAAGATGTGGCCCCAGATCAAAGACATTGGCGGCCGACGGGCTGAAGATGGCTTCGGGGAGCACTCTTCCGGCAACGCCATCGACATCATGATCCCCGGCTGGGACACGCCCCAAGGCAAGGCGTTGGGTGACGCGGTCGCGGCGTTCATCGCCAAGAACGCGTCAGCGCTGGGACTTGACGGATTCATTTGGCGTCAGCAGAGCTACGGATATGGCGGCTCGCTGACCTCCGGTAAGCAGATGCCCGACCGGGGTAGCAGCACCCAGAACCACATGGATCACGTGCACGTGATGCTAGGCAAGGGCCGGGGTGCTGGCGCCGCGGCGGTGGGGCTCCCGACGAGCAGCATTTCCCTTCCCTCCGGGGGAGGTTCGGTATCCGCTTTGGGATTCGGGGGCTCATCGGGATCTGCGGGATCCTCGGGTGCCAGCCCGAAGCAGGTGCGCGAAGCCGACGACCGTATCAATGATCTGTCCAACCGCCTGGACGTGACCGAGCAAGAGCTAGCCGACCTCGAGTCCAATCCTAAGGCGAAAGAGACGACCAAGCAGCGTAAACGCGACATGGTCGACAAGCTCAAGCGTGACCTGCAGCAGGCGAAAGACGACCGAAATGCCCTCGGTTCAAGCGGGTCTGGCGGTGGATTCGGTGGCGGCAACAACCCATACGCCAAGATCGCCGAGGGCCTAGCTGAAATCATGCCGGATGCCGGGGGCCTCGCTGACATCGGCATCGGCGGACTCAAAGAATCCCTTCTGCCCCCAGGATTCTCCGACCCCACCCAATGGGGATTGGTACAAGCAGGCTCAACTCTGCTGAAGTTCTTTGGCGGGCTGCGCAATAACTCGGATGGCAAGCCGCTACTTGGTGAGGGCGGGGCACTGTTCGCCAATATCGCCGGATCTGCCATGACTGGATCCGGCAGCGGGATTGTCGACGCGATCAAGACAATCATCCCGGCTCCGTTCGGCAGCATGGACGCCGCGCAACTCCAAGGGGCACCCGGCGATATCAACCCCGTCATCGCAGGTGCTCAAATCCCAGGCACAGGCTTCGGCGACATGGGCTCCGCATTCTCCAGCGGCAGCGCCGGTCCCGCACAGAGCGGAAATGGCGCAAACGTCGACCAGTCCATCAACTTCAACGCCCCCGTCGGAACTGGCGTCGATCAGGCGATGCAGAAGTCGCAATCCGCCCAAAACCAGCAGTGGCGGCAGAACTTCGGAACACGAACCGGACCAGTGGGGTAGTAGATGGCTCTGTCTAACCCTTGGATCCACGGCCCGGAAACCGGCGAAGACTTCACGCAGCTACCGCCGCACCTTCAAGGCGTAGAAACGAAGATCGTCTACATCGGCGTCGTTCATCCGATCCACAAGAAGCGGTTCACCTGGAACCTCTTGGGTTCACACAAGGGCCGCGAGGGCATTGTGATGGCGCCCGTCGCCACCGGGTTGTTCCACACCCCGTTCGAAACACTCATGTCCGAGGGGCCGTACCAGATCGGTGCCGAACCAGAGCGCACCGACTGGAAGAAACGCATGATCTCCATCGGCGTTCACGTGAATCCCGATATTGCCCCCTGGATAAGCGGCAGTAGCAGCAGGGTCATTGACACCCCATTCCGGTATCGGATGATCGAGGAACGCTGGTGGGGATCATGGTCGGCCACCGAAGACGGATATCTGGGGGTGTTTACCCGCACCCACGGGTGGCGGTGGCTGCGGGTACGGCTCGCTGAAGAGCCCAAAGACCCGTGGGAACTCGACCCGGTGGCATACGGCAACAACTTCATGACCTGGAGCATGAATATCGTTGCCACGCAGCCATATTTCGCTAAGCGGACAGAGTTCAAGACGTGGCAGAACGATGTCGAAACCTCCACGCTGTGGGACAAGATCGAGGACCTGCTCAACGAGTTCATTCCCGGCCTGGATGTTGGTGAAGGCGCCATTCGTGTGCCGAACCGCGGAGACATAGCCGTATACCCGAAGTTCTTGGTGTCCTCGCCAGGTAAATGCTGGATTCAAGAGGGTGACCGGTGGGTCGAGCTGCCGCTGCTGAGCCCGCAGGACGGCTACGTGATGGTAGATACCGACCCGAACGCGCAAACACTCACCGCAACAACAGATCCAGTGGACCCGCTGTTCATGCGGATCCTGCGTAACTCTCAACTCCTCGATGTCCTTCTACATGACCTGCTTTCCATCACCCTGCCGGTGTGGAGGCGTATGGAGGACCGATTCACCGAAGCATCCAAGATCCCGCCCCGCACGCTCGCGGCGGTCAAGGTGCGCCACTCCAACGCTGACGGGCGGGTCACCATGTTTGTTCCCCAACGCTATTCAAAGGGCTTCGCGTAGCAGTGTCAGGTGATTGGTCGGTCGATCTGACCGACTTCACAAGCCTGCAAGGAATCCTGGACCGGCTGCTCCGCGAGACGCAGACCACCCCAGACCTTGGCGACCCCATGGTGGCGTACCGCTACCTCAATGCGCGCCGCAAGGCCATGAGGGATGCCTACAAGCAGCGGCCTTTGCTGCGGATCTGGGACAAGCATCACCGCCCGATCGCCGACCTAGCGGGCGAAAAGTCGGTTGTTGTAGAGGAAGTCATGGCGGACTCAGGTACCGCCACGGTGGTCATCAGGCATTCGAACTGGCTGTCCAAGTTCCTTCTCTATGACCGCCGCGCTGAAGAAGACATCCAATTCACGCTAGATCCGAACCCCACTGATCGGTCTTGGAAAACCCGGTGGGGCGGAAAGATTGTGAACGTCAACGCAGTGCGCGACAAGGATGGGTTGCACACCGTTGAGCTCGAGATGATGCACAACCGGGAACACGCAAAACACATTCTCGGTGGCGCCAATCCTCTACTCCCGCCGGAAATTCAGTTCCCGAAGATGTTCTTCCTTCCCTGGAACATGCGCACAGCCGGTTCGATCATCATGTTCCTGAACCTGGCTCGCCAGTTCTTTCCGCTCTTGAGTATCCCGACGAACATCTTCAATCCTGGCGCATGGCTCGGGGTTCGGGACATCATCGGCGGCCTAAACCCGTTGGCGTGGCCCATTCAGGTCCAATTCGTCAACCCACTGTTCGATCAGTCTCGTACCACGATCCTGTCGTCCCGCTGGCAAGACCTGCACACCGTTTTGGCTGCGCCGATGCAGGACGCAGGCTGCATGCTGCGCGCCTACACCTGGCTGACCGAAGATGACACCTCGCCGCACCCAGAACTGGGGGCGCTCGGGGATGCGCTGGCACGCCCCACCCGCAACTGTGTGGTCTTCGCATTCGAGGACAAGTCCGGGGTTACCGGGCCAACGGGGACCTTGATTGACGGCCCGCTGCGGCTAATCGCTGAGACCGCAGACGATTTGATCACCAACGCCATCGTCCCGCCCGACATGTACGACGAAGACGGGGACGGCAAAACCGATCCTTTGATCAGGAAGTGGTTGGGATTCGCCCCAGCTAAGCCCAAGGTTGTTTTCCGCGAGGGTGAATACACCGGGATCATTGACGCTAAGCGGTCGATGAAGGGATCGACAGCAAAGACCGTGATGACGGGTTCCCGGTCGCCGGCATGGCTGAATCAACTCCAAACATTCGGAATCAAGTACGGGCTTTCCCAGCTATCAGCTGTCATCTCTTACGGTCTGGGCGCTTACCAGCAGCCGGGAACCCCCGGTTTGGAGGAGCTGTACCAAGGGCAGCTTGATAACACGCTGTTCGCATGGCAACGATTCACCGATCCGCGCCGCGTACTTCTCATGGGCGACCTGGGGTATCTGGAGCACTTTGAACAAGGTCAAGGAACCGCCTACACGTCAGCGGGAATCCTGGATCTGCGCAACGGGCATTGGAAGACAAGGGCGTTCGTCAGCTTCAAGACAAGTATCCGAAACGGGATGCCCTGGATAGCCGATGAGCATTTCACGCTCGGTGACAGGGTCGCGTTCCAGTTGGGAAGCGTCCTGCACGTCGACCAAGTGTCGGCGATCCGCCGCTCCTACGACGCTGACTCGCCACTACTGGTTGAACTATCGCTCGGCCAGGACTTGGACGAAGAAGACCCAGTAGCCAAGTCGATGCGCACACTCGCGGGCTTCTGGAACCTCGCCGGAACCTTCTTCGGTTCCGACTCAATGTTCTGAGTAAAGGAACGAAATTGGCCGCAGATAAGTACGTTCCGCGTGCCCTACAAGCCTATGCGGAGAAACAGAAGGCCCAGGACGCGCAAAAGGCGGAGATGGAAAGCGCCTATCAGGATTTTCTGACGGACTGCCACTACCCGCAGGACAAAGACGGAAACCGCATGGACTCGGCGCATTTCGTGTGGCTTGTGGGTTACCACATGATCAGGTGCGGGTGGCGGCGCTCGGCGCAACCCCTCATCAAACCCCGGGCCGTTGAAGCGCCCGGGGTAGTCGAAGGCGCGATCGAATGGGTTCCTGTCGACGCCCCCGACGACCCCTTAGAGGGCGTCGAGAACATGACGTTCGCGCAGATCAACGCCCTACCGGAGTGGCTGAAACGCAAAGCGATACAGCGACTCAACGGCAACCAAGACGCAGATGACGACCTACCCGAAATGGCCGAACCGGCATGGCGGGTGACTCCGAACATCGCCATCAAAGATGAGCGACCCATCGGGGATGACTTCGTGAAGGGAATCGAGAATGGCTGAACCGGGCGATACCCCCTACCTTGGGTCGATCCTTGCGCGCCTGCACTTCTGGGGTGTCGTCTCCGACATGGACGTGCCCGGTGGTGTCACAGGCACATTCGAGCTCGCCGACCAAGACGGCGCAGTCACCATGGACGCCCTCGTCGGGCCTGCTGGTCCTGCTGGTGAGAACGCCCCCATCGTCAAGATGCAGTACCAGTCCAGCATCGACGACCCCGCCGATCTTCCCCAAAACCTCACCGACGATCCGATCGATATTGGAAAAGCCTGGTGGGTAGGCAACATCGTCTACCTGTGGGACGGCGAACACTACGTCCAGAAGCAGATGGGCACACAAGGCCCCCCGGGACCGCTGCCGAACATCACGCCCACGGTCCAACTACTGGACCCGGACAACCCCAGTCTGACCTCGGAGATCATCGTTTCGGGCACCTCCGCCAACCCGACATGGCTACTGAAGCTCAAAGCACCGCGGGGTCCGCAGGGCGATAACGCCACCATCCGAGACGCCACCGACTATGACGACTCGGTCGCGCCCGCCGCGGGACAGGTCATTGCCTGGAACGGTGTCGACTACGCGCCCGCCGACTTCAACCCCTTGGCGACACGGTTCTACACCGTCCCCGAGTCTGCGTTCACCGACTTCACAGGTCTAGCCACACGGCAGACGATCGGCTCATTCATCATCCCGCCGATGCCATTCGACTACGTACCCGTAGTGCACGGGCATTTCAAGGCCAACGGCATCGAACTCGACGCGGACCCCTTCATCATCGGCTCCGAGGTCCGCATAGGTAATGCCACCAGTGGGCAGTTGATCGCCAAGGGCGCCGGCAACATGTCCTCCTGGTCCGCCCTATTCCCGCACGCCTCATCCACAGGCTCCCCGAACACCGCTATCACCCCAGACAACGGGATCGGCATGATCCCGGCCTACAGCACCGGCACAACGTCAACGCTGTACGTGAACCTCGTCAACGAGGGCATGGCAGGCTTCTACTCCTTCAACAAAGCGGGTGCGCAGCTCTCAATCCTCATCGTCCCCGTCTCTCCGTTGAAGCCTGAGGACGGCTCCTAGTGCCACGGTCTTTCGACCGAATCCCGCTGCCGTTCAACGACCCTAACCAGGGGCTCGAGTTCCATATCGGCACCGCTTTCCAGCAAGGGCTGGAAATGTGGAAGGCAATCATCGATGGAATCATCGAGTATGCCGAAAGCCTGATCAAGGAACTCATTCAGAAACTCCTGGGCTTGGATGTTGACCCGGAGCAGGCGCTCGAGGATCTGTGGAATCTACTCACCGGCTGGGTAGATGACATCCCGATCATCGGCGACATCATCGAGATCATCAAGGACTTCCTGAACGGGAACCTGTTCGGGCGTGACGGATTCATTCTGTCGAACCTGATCCCGGCGTTGTCGTTCAGCTGGATCACTGATGAGCAGCCGAACCTGTTGGTGGCGGGTAACTTCCAGGACGGCGCCAGCATCGCCGACAACCCGTACTGGACATGGGAGTCCGGTGTTACGCATAGTGCGGACAGTTCGGGCAGTGTGAAGGTCACCGCGAATGGTGTCACGAAAGCGTTGCGGTCCAACGAGATTCTTGCCAATCCTGGCCAAACCATGTCTCTGGAGATGTGGGTTAAGTGGTCCGGGTACACGGGTACTAATTCGCCGATCAAGTTGCAGATGGTCGAGTTCTCCGGTCGCGGGGATAGCGCTATGCAGGTTGGCGTTGAGGACGTTGCGACCCTGAACCCCAACACGTCAACGGGGGATTGGCGTCAAATGGTCGGGAACTACACGGTTCCAGACGGTGTGCATGCGGTGCGTGTGCGCATCCTTGTCAGCAAGGACGCCACCTCAGGTGTTTTCAACTTTGATGACGGTGTCGGTAAGAAAACCAACAAGATCCAGCAGGGCTGGATCGACGGGTTGTCGAACACGTTCCAGGAAGTGCTGTCTCGGTGGCAGTTGATCATCGACACCGTAGTCAACGGGATCACGGGCTCTAACAACGCATTACACACTCTGGAAGATCTGTTCGAGGCTGTCACTCATATCCCGTTGTTCAAAATCCTTGGCTTCGGTGGCCCGGGTGATGCGAACACAACGTTCGAGGAGTTCCTTTCTCATCTGCTCGGGGGAATGTCGGGCTCCACTGACCCGAACTCCAACGGTGGGTTTGCTGACCTGTTCAACGTCGCGAAGCTCCTACAGACCGCGGCGGCGATGGGGGAGAGCGCTTTCCAGATCCTCTCCATCCGCAACAACACCCCCGTCAACACGGGTCTGTTGCCCTCGGGGCGGTCGAACTACGGTCTGACCAGCGTCAACACAACTCTCTCTGCCACACAGAGTGCGTCGCTGATCGCGACAATGCGGGTGGAGCAAGACATCGCACTGGGTGTGGTGTCGTGGCTCGGCTGCGGCACCAGCGGCATCACCGCGTTCTACGTCAACATCTGGAAACTCGACGGGGTTTCCGGGGACTGGGCTTTGGTGCACCACTCCCCGAACATCCTGTCCGAGCTGACCGCCGGTACTACACCGAACTGGACGTTCTACCAGCTCGACACCCCAGTTGATCAGAAGGCGGGGGAAACCTACGCCTACGAACTCGTCCCCGTCGGCGGAACCCACAGTGTGCGCGGTATTTCGACGACGGACGATATCCCTGATCACCCGTTCGCGCAGGTTGTTGGCTTGGCTGCGACACGGGATAACTCGTCGTCACCGAACACACCTCCGTCGACCATCGCCAAATCCAGTGTTGTCCGGTCCGGGAATATCCCGTGGATTGAAACGGCCATCGACACCGGAAACGGTGTGGGCTACTACGACCCCATCTCGGTGTATGTGGTGGATTCAGGCACGATCCCGATCCCATCCTGGGCGAATTTCGTTGATGTCACCGCTGTTGGTGGGGCCGGTGGAGCGCAACAAGGCTTGACCCTCGGCTTCCATGGTGAATCTGGTTCGCCTGGTCTCTATAAGTCCACGACGTGGCAGCGGGGAGTGCATTTCGCTGACGACGCGGTGCTGACGTTCACCAAAGGTGTTGGCGGGCTCGGCGGGCAAGGCGATGGCGCCGACGGCACCGCGAGTATCTGGTCCATCCCCGACTACAGCATCACCGCTGAACCTGGCGTAGGTGGTACCGAACTACAGCTGGGCGCCAACCCGATTGGTCGCGGACCAGGGAATTTCGAGTACAAGGGCGAAAACCATGTCGGTGGCGCCGACCAAAAGGTCCCCGGCCGCGACGGCGTATCCCCGGGCGGTGGCGGCAACGGCGGTAACGGTCTGACGTTCCAGTTCGGCGGTAACGGCGCCGACGGTGCCGGCTGGGTGAGGTTCCGGCAGAACCCGCTCGAGGGGGAGTCGGTCATTGGCGGCCCCGGCCAAGTCTTGGTTCCCAGCATCGAATCCACTGCCTCGCTGGGCACACCCACCGTCTCGGGTGGGTTGTCGCTACTTCCGCTGGAGGATCAGGCCGCTATCGACGCGATCGTGGCCGCGAACATGACCGCCCCGGGCGGGGTGTTGGCCATCCAGTCCCCAGATGGGTACTACACGAAGGCTTACGGCAAGGTCTCCACCGCCGCGGGGGCGCGGAACGTGATCCTAGAGGACCACTTCCGTATCGGTTCCTGCACTAAGTCGTTCACCGCGACCATGATCTTGCAGGCAGTTGATCGTGGCTTGTTGTCGTTGGATGATCCGCTGGAGAAGTTCCTTCCCGGTGTTCCGGGCGGCACCAAGATAACGGTCCGGCACATGATGTGTCTGCGGTCGGGTCTGTTCAACGAACAAACCGACCTGGGCATGATGATGCGCTACTTCCTGATGCCGACCTCTGACTGGACTGACGAAGAAACACTCGCGATCGTCAAACAGCACGAACCGTCCTTTGAACCTGGCCAGGGTTGGGCGTACGTCAACTCGAACTACTTCCTGCTGGGGATGATTGTTTCGATCGTCAATGGCCGCCCCACACGTGATGTGCTGCAGACGGACATTCTTGATCCGTTGGGTTTGACGCAAACCAGTTGGCCCACCACCGCGAAGATGCCCGAGCCGTATGCGAACGGGCATGCCTGGGCCACCGGTATTTTCGGTGGTGGGGCCTGGCAGGACGCCACTGAAACCGGGCCGGGATATGCGAGCGCTGCCGGTGTCATGATTTCCACCGCCCACGATCTGTTGCTGTGGGCCAAGGAATTACGTGACGGAACTCTACTGAGTCCGGAATTGCATGAGCTGAGAACTAAATGCTACTGGCCCGTGCCGTGGGGCAATGACGATCAGCTGACCTATTTCGGGTACGGGCACGGCATGTTTGAGCTCGGCCAGTGGCGCGGACATGGTGGGTCGTGGCGCGGCTACGAAGTCTCGGTCTACTACCTGCCGAACGGCACCTTGTTCGCGATGTGTGAGAACGCCCAGACCCCGACCGTTGAGGTTGAGGTGTCGATGATGTTCAAGATCGGCAAGTACCTGTACCCGGATTCTCTGACGGTCCCTGATTATCAGGCGAATCGGGTGTTCGGTATCCCGTCGAAAGCTTCGGTCGGTAAACCGATCGTCGGCAGTATTGATGTCAAGTTCGACAACAAGAGCACTGTCGGCACAAGCCAGGCGACGATACCGGAATTCACGCTGGACCCCGAAGCGAACATTGTGTTCGCCTATATGGCAACGCAATCCGGCATAGACATGTCTGGGGTGACGGCGAAAATCGGTGGCGTCACCATGAACAAACTGCCGGTTATCTCCAATGGATCGAACCGGCTGGTGGTGTGGTGGCTGCTCGATCCTCCCACGGGGGCTAGGTCTATCAACCTGATCGGCACACCGTATGGATCGAACTATGCAACCGGTGCTGCGTCCTACAAACTCGCCGCACCTGCCGGGATTGAAACACCCGTAATCACTCAGGGCTACAGCGCATCCCCATCAGTCAGTGCCTCCACCAACAGCCACGGCAGGATCGTCAACGCCTTCCTGTACGGGGGTCAGACCAGCGCCTACAACCAAACCGAGCGTGGACATTTGGATGCCGTGGCGTTCGGTGCGGGACTGATATTCGGTGACGCCCCAGGGGGTTCGGTGACGTTCACCCAAACCCTCACAGCTGCCGCCCCATGGATCGGTATCGCGATCCCCATCGTCTCCAACGCGGAATAGGGAGAACCTTATGGTCAACGCTTTGTACGACAAGGCCCGGGAAGCATTCCTTAAGGGCGACCTCGACTGGGAAGTACACAACTTCAAAGTCTGCGGAGTGGACGCCACCTACACCCCCAATATCGCAACCCACCAGTACCTTTCGCACATCACAGGGGTTGTGTGCACATCCTCGAACCTGTCCGGTAAGTCATGGACGGCCGGTGTCGCTGACGCTGCCGATGTGGTGTTCCCGACTGTCACTGGTGCAACGATCGTGCGCTGGGTCATTTACCAAGACACCGGCACGGCTGGGACATCGCAGCTTGTCGCGTTGTACGACACAGCCTCCGGGTTACCGACCATCCCAGATGGCACGAACATAACGGTCACCTGGGACAACGGGGCTAGTCGGATCTTCCGCATCTAGCTATGGCGGGTGTAACCGGCTGGTGGGCTGAAACATTCAGCGAACCGGCCCCTAAAGTGCTCGCCCTAGCCGGGGGAGTTCCTGCGGTTGCGGTGACGCACGACGTATACGCGTTCCCGACCGGGGCAACCTTGACCCTGACGGGATCTGTGCCACCCGTCATTGGCCCACCACTGCGGCCGGGTTCGCCGGAACTCGCCCTTACGGGCGGGGTTCCTGGTATCCGGGTCGGGAATGTTCTGTCGCCGGACGACGGCGAGATGACATTGGCTGGCGATGTCCCCACGATCGTTCAGTCCAACAACAACCTTGTATTCCCCACGGCTGCTGCCCGTTCGCTCACCGGGGGAACGCCGACGATCATCACCGGCCCAATCCTTATTCCGACCGCCGCCACACCGTCGCTTACCGGCGGAACCCCCGCGTTGGCACATCGTTTGGTGCCCACAGCTGCCACACCGACACTCGCTGGTGTTCGCCCGCTGATCAACGTGACCTACCCGCCACCCACAGTGCAGCTCACCCTCACAGGCGGCACTCCACAGATCGCCATCACCGTCACCCCAACTGGCGCAGCCCCAACCGTTACGGGAGGCACACCGTCCATAGCACTGTCGGTGGCCCCCACAGCCTCGCTGACCGTTACCGGTGGGACGCCACGAATAGTGCAGACCCTAGCCCCGCCAGCAGCAGCACCGACGCTTACCGGCGGGGCTCCGTTGATTGCCGCGAAGGTAGCGCCCACAGGTGCGACCCCATCGTTGACTGGCGGCACACCTGTGGTCACCACTATCCACACGGTTTCTTTCGTTGCCGCCAACGGGAACGCGAGCAGTTCTGTCACCATCCCCACTCATCAAATCGGGGATCTGATCGTCCTGTTCGCGTACAACCCGTTCTCAACCTCCGCGCCCACCAAGCCGTCGGCGGGCGGCACGGTCCCGGACTACACCTACATCGACAACGCCAACAGTGGCAGCGGATCAGGCTGTACCACTGCATATTTCAAGGCGACAGCAACCAACACGACATCGGGGACTTGGGGCAGTGCCTCCCACATGATCGCGGTCGTTGTGCGCGACCAGAACACAAGCTCACCGATCGGCGGTCACGGCCAAGCTGCGGGAACGAGCGCTTCATCAACAGCTCCGTCGGTGACATTGACCCATACCGACGGGTCCTCGTTACTGCTGCATTTCCACGGCCACTCCAGTTTGGGCGCGAGCGGATGGGACTCGGCGCCAGCCGGTTACACCCGCCAAGCCTCGTCTGGTGCGGCGTTCGGTTCAGCGTCCGCCCTCAACACCAAGAACATCACCACCACTGATGGATCTATAGCCCAGACGGGCGGCCAGTCCGGCCAAAGCTACGCGGCAGCCACTGTCGAAATCATCAACTAACGAAAGGGCACTACCTTGACCGCAGGCACATGGACGTTCCCCAATGGGGCACGCACCAATCTACTTAACGGAACGTTTGACATCGACTCCGACACCTGGCGGGTCGCCCTCGTCACTTCGTCCTCCAACATCGGTTCTTCCACCACGACGTGGGCTGGTGTCACCAATGAGGTTGCGCAGGCGAACGGCTACACCACAGGCGGTGTCGCTGTGACCCTTACCCTTTCTGGCACCACGAGCGTCACGGCGTCGTTCTCCACTAACCCAACCTGGACCGCTTCGGGTGGCAGCATCACCGCCAGGTGGGCTGTGCTTTACGAGCTTGGCGGCAACGTGCTGTGCTACGTGCTCCTGGACAACACCCCCGCCGATGTGACTACCACCAACGGCAACTCGCTCACGATTGACAGCGATGGGGCACCGGCTCCCGTCTTCACCTTGTCGTAGCACTCTCACCTCCTTGTGGGCCTCGCTAGTGCGGGGTCTTTTTTAATGCCCGAAAGAGGTCGCATGTTCTCTCAACTGCTGCGTTACCCCGCCTTCTACGCCGTTATCGGGTTGGCGGGGTTCGGGTTCGGAGTGTGGTTCCAGCGCTCCCGCTGGGCGCGTCGGCCTGGGCTTGATCCCCGGATCGGAGGCATCTAGTGAATTGGTTGCGCCGCAAGGTCAATGAGTGGCTGGCTGCGATCTGGTGGTCGTACTGATGCCGCGCGTCGTGTATGGGAATTCGTTCTCCGAGAACGGGTGGCCCATGGTCAATTCCGACGAGTGCACATGGGTTACCGTGCCGGGCACGTCGGTTAGTCTGCAGATTCAGAACGGGCAGCCGTTGGCGATTCTGCGGGCATTCGCAGCCGACTTCAACGCCTACGTTGAACCGCTGCGTGATCCAGACTCGGCGTGCTGGACACCCACCAACTCCGTGCCAACATCCAACCACCTGAGCGGTACGGCATGTGATTTCAACTGGAACGATCACCCCTTCCAGGTGAGCTACGCCGGATTCACGTCACGTGAGACGGCGACAGTCCGGGAACTGCTCGACTTCTACGAGCAGACCGTCTTCTGGGGGCAGGACTGGCAGTCACCGAAAGATGCCATGCACTTCCAGGTTGGCTATAACACCTACCGGAATCCTCACACCGCGGACTTCATCGCCCGCAAGATCCGGGCCGACGGCTTCTCAACGTTCCGGCGGAGTAACAAGCCGAATGGTGGCGCCCCCATCCTCGCCGCCGCTACCGGCCTGTCCGAGGCGCGTGCCGCAGAGATCCTGCCCGCCGTGTCGGACGGACTCAAGGCTAGCCAGTGCACGAACGTCAACCGCATCGCCATGTGGCTGGCGCAGGTCGGCCACGAGTCAGCCGGCTTCAATGCCACCGAAGAGTACGCCTCCGGTGCCGCCTATGAAGGGCGTGCAGATCTGGGTAACACCCAACCCGGGGATGGGGTGCGGTTCAAGGGCCGCAGCTGGATTCAGATCACCGGCCGCAACAACTACGCAGCGTTCTCGCGGTGGTGTTCGGGTAAAGGACTCGTTCTGTCGCCAACGGAATTCGTTGATAACCCGAACCGACTGGCCGAACTGCGGTGGGCCGGTATAGGTGCGGCTTGGTACTGGACGGTCGCCCGCCCGGACATCAACACCCTGTCGGATCGGCAGGACTTAGAGACCGTCACGCGCCGAATCAACGGCGGCACCTACGGCTTGGCTGTTCGTCGCGACCGATACAACCGCGCCCTACTTCAAGGCGAGGCGCTGCTGCAACTACTCGCCACTAGTGAACCGCTGGACCCGATTGAGGAGCTACTGATGTCAGACCTTCAGGTCGAATCCCTATCCATCTACGCCACCCCAGGTGAGCCGTTGATCCCGATTATTCGCATGGTGCAGGCCATCGACGCCGCGGAGCACCGCAAGCTCGTCGAGGACTGGGCGCGCACCGGGGATGCAGACGCACTATCCCGTATCGCCCGCACCGCGGCGGGGCAAGGGAAGTTCCGTGACGCCGCCACCATCGCACACGCCAAAGCTGTGCTCGCTGACATTGAAGCCACTAACCCTGCAGTCCTGCAGGAGTTCATCTCTCAGAAGGGACAATCATGACCGCCCAGATTCGCAAGTGGTACTACCTCATCGGCGCACTGGTGACAGCGCTCGTGCCGATTCTGGTGACCTCCGGTGTCGTCAGTGACACCCAGGGCAATGCGTGGATCAACGCCGTTGTTGCCATCGGTGGCGTTCTGGGTGCTGCGGGTCTCGGCACTGCCGGTGTGGTCTTGGGCAAGCAGATCAAGGGAGCCCCCGGTGCCGCAGCGGACAAGGCCGTCACAAGCCTGCAGGACATCCAGGCTCAGCTGAACTCCACCGCGCAGGCTGCGCAGGACCAGCTTGCCGCCGCCACCCAGGTTGCCGTGGACAGCATCACCAAGATTCAGGCCACCGTAGGCAATGTCGTCGGCCCGCAGGTTTCCCTCGGCCCGCTGGCTGCCGAGGTCATCAAGAGCGTGACTGAGTGATCCTCACCCTCGGTTCTCACGGGGAGGTAGTAGCGAGGTGGCAGCGGGTCATGGTGGCCCGCTTCGCCTCCTACGTGAAAGCCGCTGACGGCGGACCGCTGAAGGTCGACTCGTACTTCGGGTACGACGACCAGGCGGTCCAGAAGGAATACCAGCGCCGAACCAACCAAGCCCAGAACGGGATTGTGTCGGCGGCTGATCTGGTGAAGCTGGGTTTGACGCCGCTGTTCTTCACGGTCGAGGGACATCTGTCCGACATGTACCAGGGGCCTTGTGCTTTCGTGGCCTCTACTTTGGAGCGTGAAGGGCGGGCGGTGTGGCGGCCCACCGGCTACGACAACGTACGGTTGCCGTTCAACAACCAATCCGGTGTGGACGAACTCGTGAACCGGTTGGACACGAAGCTGTTCGAGGATGGCACACCCTTCCCCGAAGGAACACCGTGGAATCTGGCGATCTTCAGCCAGGGCGCCATGGTCGGCTGCGAAGTCATGGAAAAGCACGTCCTACCTATTAACGGCAGGCTGCACTACCGGCTCAAGGACTTCCGCAAGGGCATAGCTTTCGGAAACCCCTACCGCCTCATCAACCAGTGCGCTCCTTGGGTTCCCGATCCACCCCAGCCGAACACGCAGGGAATCATGGACTGGCACTTTGACTTCCTGAAATTCCCCGAGCTGGCGGGGAAGTGGCAAGAGCACGCCCGCACCAGGGATTGGTACGCCGAGAACCGGTTGGATGAAGCCGGGGTCAATATGACCGCGATAGCCCGCATAATCACCCAATCCTCTTGGACAGGTGGGGCTTCCTCGATTGTCGCTCGAATCATGGACCTGTTCGTCAACCCATTCGACGGGTTGATCGACATCGTATGGGCCATCGTCAGAACGTTCCAAGGCATCGCCCATTTGGAGGCCCACGGTACGTACGACCTGAATCCAGTCCTCGACTGGTTCCGCGCTTAACAACTGAATAGAGCCCTCGAAGCGCCCCATGAAAGGCGGTTCAAACAAATGTCCATCCGGGAACAACTAGCCGAGGCCGCCAAGCCGAAGCAGCGCTGCACATGCTGTGCATGGGTCGCTACGCAGAGTGCAGATGACCGTAAGGCTATTGAGGAATGGGTAGCCGAAGGGAAGTCGATTGAGGCGCTTGTCCGCGTGCTGCGGAATGAGGGTCTTCCGGTGGGGCCGATTCAGTTTCGGCGTCACGTGCGAGAGTGTGTGCGCTCTTGAGTATCCGTGAGAGCCTCGATAGTCGCCGCCCTGTGCCGGAAGAGTCGGCGCCGGAGCAGGCGAAGATGCGTGCGGAGTGGGACGGCCAAGCTGGCTTCATTCAGACGGGCAAGGTCTCGGATGACTTCGATGAGCAGGACTTCGAGGGCATCCTTCGCGAGTTCGCCGATGAACTGCACTACGACCCGGTCAAGGTTGAGATAGCCGGTAATCCACAGGTGGTGGTGTGGGAGACAGGCTTCCGCAACAAAGATGGGGAGTGGGAGAAGCACAAGCACCACTCATGGCGGTATCACCTCGCTGTGCGGCGCTGGGCTGTCGACCTACCCGCCTTGTATGCGGAGGTCCGCAGAACCAAGCCGGTGCAGCCGAAGAAACCCACGGGCGAGTCAACGGTTGTGGTGTGCTGGGCTGATATTCAGACCGGGAAGGTCGACCACCTCGGCGGTGTCAAAGAGCTGTTGCTGCGCCTTCAGGAAAAGCGGGAAAACCTGAATGCCTACCTGAAACGTTCAAGGTTTGATCGCATCATCATCGCGGACGTGGGTGACATTGTGGAGGGCTTCGACAATGTAGCGGCCCAAACCCGCACCAACGGCCTATCTCTCATGGATCAGGTCGAGGTCGCTGCGACGGAGTTCTGGAAGACCATCACTCTGTGCGCCAAGCATGCCCCTGTGGATGTGCTGTCCATCCCGTCTAATCATGGCCAGTGGCGGCGTGGAAAGGATTTGATCGGGAAGCCCACCGATGACTGGGGATTGGCTATTTCTAAGCGTCTTGAATGGCACAACAACCCCGACAACCAAGGCCCGAACCTGCCGGTAGAGTTCCACCGGCCGCCCGAGTGGTGCGAGACGCTGCAGTTCGATGTACGCGGCACCAGGTTGGGGTTGGCGCACGGCCACCAAGCCTCCGGTGCCGACCGGGTTAAGACGTGGTGGGAGAAGATGACCCACGGCGGCGTTATGGACTGCCACGTCCTGCTGACTGGGCATTTCCACTACGCCAGCCTTCGCCCCCACGGGCGCGATCAAGTAACGGGTAAGGCGCGCTGGCATATCCAAGCCTCCACCCTGGACAACGGCTCCGCGTGGGTGATGAACAAGATGGGCGAAGACGGGGACCCGGCACTGACGGTGTTTCAGATCAACAACGACGGCTTCGACGTACAGAGCTTCGCGCTCCTTTGATACTCACTGATATTTGGGAGCCGCTATGAGTGAACACCCCGACGAACTCATACAGAAGTACGTAGAAGCCAGAGATCAGGAACCCGGCTGGCGGGTATCAGATTTCGTGCTCATGGTCGGATTTGAGAGAGTCCAAGCGGACGGCACCATAGAGCACACTTACGGCGTGTATGAAGGTGAGAACTAATCACCCTGGGCTACACACGGTTTAGTCGCCAACGGTATAGAACACCTAGAACGAACTGAGTGACCCGGCTAGTCCGTAAAATGTAGATAGGCGCATTCCCCATCGTCAGGGAACATCGCAGCCTATAGCCCATAAGAGACCAGATGCCCGACGGTGGCATGCCGGGCTGTTACGTCCGAGGGTCATCCGACTTTCGGGTGAATAAAAACTGGCGTCCACAATCCTCACTCGGACAAACGGCAACATCGCCCCATGCATGACGTGACGGCGGAACTTCTGTGACACGGGCAAGACTTGGCCCGCACCGATCGATTTGCCCGGCCAGATCGCATGCCGAACATTCGGGGTTGGTCATACCCTCAATTATCCGGCGTTTCAACCGGAGTCGCGGTGTCTAGGCCCCGCGCGAGGAGAGCACGCAGGGAACTAGCTCACCGTACCGCGCCCTTTTTTTGATGTATCTGGTGTTGCGTCGAAAAATAGCCCGCTGCCTGCATGTTTCTTTTTTATCCACAACCTAATCGGGGAGGGTTCCCATGGCTTTACATCCATCTGATTGGGCGTGGATCACTATGGCTGCTGGGATCGTCGCCTACGAGATCACCTGCCCGCCCGGAGAACTACTCAGTGACGCCACTACCCGCTACGGGCAGTCCCACATGTTCCTCAGCTCAGCCGTGATCGGGGTAGTAGCAGTGCATCTGCTGCGCACCACCGGACTGCTGCGGTTCATCCCTGAACAGCTCGACCTAATCCATTTGTTGGCTTCACTGAAGTGAGAGGACACCGCTATGTGCAGAGTTGAGACCTGGAAGTGTGGCCTGCCGATGGGTACTCCGCGGTGAATGTGGCTGAGGTAGTCGGCTTGATCGCCGGCTCATCGCTCCTGTCCTCGCTTGGTGTCGCACTCTTATCCCGCAAGAGCAACACCTTCTCCAAGTTCACCGAAGCCTATGAAGCCCTCGCCGATCGAGTGACCAAGCTCGAGGAGAAGCTGGAAACCGTAGAGGGCGCGCTCGAGGTTGAGCGTGACCAGCACTCAAAGGCCCGCGATCTACTGCGGATTGCGCTGCGCTACATCCGCGATGTTCTTTCCTGGGGAGTGGGAGACCGCGCCCATCCGCTACCCGAGCCGCCCCCGGAGCTGTTTCGGCACCTCGAACAGCAAGACTCCTAGACCCCACTGTTAGCGCTTACCGCCAATAGAATTGGGGTATGGAGATCCCGAAGAAACTGCGGATAGCGGTATCGCTAACTGCCGAAAAGATCCTCGTGCCGCCCTTGGAGTTCCTCTACTGGGCAATGGGATACCCGAAGACCCTCTTCGTGGTGTTGTGGGTAGCGGTAGTGTCCACCGTGACCGTATTTCTCATGCCAGTCTTCGACATGCCATTCCGGGCATCTGCCCTATTGGGCTTCGTATGGGCTTTTGGCCACCATCGCCCTACTGATTTTCATCGACCTCACGCTGATCTTGCGCAAAGAGAAGCGGACTAAGCCGAACCATTTGATCGCGTTCCCCAGCCGCCCCCGGCTCCCGTGCTTCCCCCCAGCATGGTTGAGCCGGGGGCTTTTTTGTGCGTTCCGGGGGTAGGTTCGGAACTTTAGAGCAGGTCGGCGAAAATTGCCTCAACCTCAGGGCTTATTTCTGCCATCTTCACGTATTCGATCGCGCTCAGCTTTCCCTCGCCCTTTAGGAAAGGGTCTGCGCCGCGTTCCCGAAGTAGTTGAAGGACACCAGTTCCTGACCGCTTTATGTTGGCGACCGCGAGAGTGATGGGGGTTTCTCCGCGCCCGTTGATGGCGTTGATGTCGGCGCCGGAATCGAGTAGTAGCCGCACCACTTCGGGGCTATCCGTGCGTGCAGCGAAATGTAGCGGAGTCCAGTCCTCCGCCTCTCGTGCGTTGACATCAGCGCCGTTGGCGATGAGGCGTTCGCAGTTGGCCAGCCGGTAATCGGCTGTGCGTTTCCGGGCCTTTTCACGCTCGGTTGGGTCGGTCAGTTTCCAGTCGTTCGCCGAGCCCTCTGGTCCGTCCATGACCGCGTAATGCAGCGGGGTACGCCCCAAATCATCGCGTGCACGCGGGTCCGACAAATCTCCGCGGATCATCTCGGCCTCTCATATCTGTGGCTTCGGTTGCCTGGAATATCCTGTATCTCATACAGATTAGGGTTGTTCATCTCTTCATTCCACCGTTGGCGAGTCCAGTGCTCAGCGTTCGCACGTTCCTGTAGCACCTTGAACTCTTCACCGTAGACGTGCCCAAAATCGTACTTCGACTGCACGGGGTATTTGATCCCGTTAGCATCGATGTAATAGGAGCCATCAGCGGTCTTCGGAAGCCGAAGAATCTCAGGCCCGTAAGTGGCGTCACGGTCAACCAGAACGCGTACGGTGTTATCGGCTTCGACGATGTAGTACTTGCCGTCGGCGGTTTTCGTTGTCGCGTTCTCGATGGCGCGTTTGGTTCCCACCCTCAGGTAGGGGCGCGGATACAGCCAGTCCAAACTTCCGGCGACTTCGCCGCTCAGAAGACCCGCTTCTTCGGCGGCCAGCAGAGAAACGTTGGCTCCAGCAAGAGATTCCACCCTGGCTGTGGCGCTTACCGCTTGCGCTGCCGCGGCCACGGTAGGGAAGGTTGATGTCTCCGCCAGCGCGACGAACTCGCGGATCATCACCGCGATTTTGCGGCCGGTCTCCTCGAGGCGGGCCACGTCAACAACCTTGGACACCGCTTCACTGGCGCCTGCGGTTATCGGAACAAGGATGGCTGCCGCCGCCTCCACCGCGACGGTTGACGCGGCCAGGATGATGATTTCGTTGCTGATCTTGTTGTGAACGTCATCGATGTTCTGGGCGTAGTGAAAGCACGCCATACCCGCAGCATGGAACGCGGTGGCGGTGTCATCCAACCCGTCGCGGGCTTTCCGAAGGTTGGCCATCACGTCCGGGATCTCGGGGGAGACCTGGGAGTCGACCTGCCCCATCGGCCCATCCCCGGCGCCCTGACCGTAACCGGGGGCGTCGACCTGGAAAGCGAGGTCGCTGATTTCGTTGCCCAGGGTGTTCCACGTGTTGGCGGCGTTCCGCAGTTTCTCGGGGTCGCCGTTGGGCCACGCCGTACCCTCGACGTGATCCTTGATGGTTTCCCACCAACTCGGCGGAGACTTCGCCCCCAGCGAGCCTGGAGCAGTGGGGGTCTGCATGGGTGACCGGTTCTGCGGCGGCGGCGTCCACCCGGGTGGAAACAGCTGCTTGTACTTATCGGGCACCACCATGGGTGCATCGGCGGCACCGTGATTGTGTGCCGTCGCATCGAGAAGTTCCGCGGCTTTCAAGACAGCGTTGACCGACGTGGCACCTAGCGCGAATGCTTCTTTGGCCAGGGCGTCGTACTCCTTGGCGAACTTCTGCCCAGCAGAGTCGGTGCCGGCCATCCCCGCCGAATCGGCCAGCCTCTCACCCGCGGCAGTGACTTTCCCTTTGAACAGGCCGCCCATGTTCCCGAACTTCCAGGCAGCGTCCTTAACGGCCCCGACATCAAAGATGATCGTCACGCTGGCGGCCAC